TTCGATTGATTGCTAACTGCCTATCATTGGTATATTAATTATTTTTTTGAGAATAGATGCTTTGCAACATATCTTTCATACCTTCGTGAAAATCTGGCTTCTTAGCAACTATAGGTGCTTGTTTCTCTGCTTCTTCTTCAGACATACCACTCCAGATAAGCATACCATAGGCTAACTTAGCTAATCCAGTTAAAAGATATTTACGAGCTGTAGAATGGTTCATTTTATCTCCATCCTTTGTCATTATGTCTGCAATTTCAGTTAAATTCATATAATCTGGATTAGATGCATATTTTTTTTTATTCATTTTTAAAAATCCCTTTCATTTAGTATATAAATATTTAGTTAGATATAAAATAACTTTTTTTTTATAAACAAATGTAAAATAAATTAGCTATTATTGATATATATAGTATAGACGGAGTGTAAAATGAAAAGCATAAATCCTTTATTGTATTCGTTTGACGAAAGAGATGAGTTAAGTGAAAGCAGTAATATAGATAAAGCTAAATATTGCTCATATACTAATACGTTAGTCATCAAATTTAGTGGTGGCAACGTATATCTGTATTCGGCACTCCCACCTTCAGTCTATAGAAGCTTTTGTATAGCTGAAAGTAAAGGACGATACTTCTTTAGTAAAATAAGAGGTGTCTATCCATATTTAAAATTACCTATTAATAACGCACACTCATTATGAGTTGCACACCTCAAACATAATCACAACAAAGGAGATAATTATGGCTGGTGTAAAAGTAAGACGCTTCACTCTCGAAGCAGCAGATAAAAACGCTCAAAACGAACTAAGCATCACTTTAGATGCATCTAACATCGGATTTAATCCAACTCACAAACATTCTAAGGCACAAATTGCTTGTAATGAGTATGATGCAGCAGGAACGTTTACTGTAGAATTCAGGCCTTCAGGAGCTGATGACGATTTCTTTTTGCCTTTCGTTTCACAAGAAGGTGGCGCTGCTTCAGCAGGCGAAGACATCGTTCTATTAGGACGTCCTGGAATTGACCCTGTATTCGACGCACTCAGAATAAAATTCAGCGGTGTTGCTGCAGCAGACGTTCAACTATACGTTGGATTTATTGAAGAATAAAAATATAACGAAAGGAAACAAAAACAATGGCTATATTAATTTCGGTTAAAGACAAGGCATCGAAATCATCAGAAGGTCTCGTTCGCTTTGCTCAACAAGCAGAGGCGTCTTTAGGATTACGTGATGACGTCGCAATGACACCCGCATTAGTAAAGGCTCAAATCGACGGGCTCTCTGGTAATGCTCCTGCTAACTTAAACTCAATTGAAAAATTGGCAGAAGCTATCAATAACGACCCTGATTATCACGACACTGTCGATGCACAAGTCGCAAATCTTCAATCTCAAATCAATACACTATCAGGGACAAACCTTGGTAATCTAACAACTGAGATTGATGCAATTGAAGCAGGTTCAGGTCTTAACTCAGACGGGACATTCACAGCTCCAACTGGCACTAACTTCTTAGGCTCAGCATCTTCACTCAAGAATGCTGATACTTTGCTTGATGCTCAAATAAAAACTAATGCAGATGCTATTGCAACATTAGGAAATGGTAATCTATCTGCAATACAAACAGAAATAGACGCAATTGAAAGCTCGGTAGGTATTGCATCAGACGGGACGTTAGGCACATACGCTAATGCTAATAACTATAGCGGCACAGCTTCTATCAAGGCAGCTATCGAAGGTGTTGATGCTCAAGTAGCTGCTAACACCACAGCAATCGCAGGATTAGGTTCAAATGCAGCTATTACAGCTTTACAGAGTGAATTAGATGCATCACAATCTTCTATTGGTCTATCAGTGGCTGGCGCATATGTTTCACGTAGTGGGTCAGAATATATAGACAGCGCATCATCTATCGTAGGTGAGATTACACTTCTTGATGCGCAAATAAAAACTAATGAGGATGCTATTGCCTTAAAAGCAGCATCATCTGCATTAACAACACTGGCTGGCAGAGTTACACAGACTGAAAGTGATATTACTTCTAACGATACTGATATTGCTGCAAACGTTTCACAAATCAATGTTGTTGAAGCTTCTGTAGGACTTGAGGCTGATGGAAGTTATGCTGCGATTAGTGGAGCAAATTATGCAACATCAAGCAGCACTCTTAAAGCAGCTGTAGGACAACTTGATACTCAAATTAAGAGCACTCAGGACGACCTTGATACTTTAGAGACAACCGTTTCTAATCTTCAGACTGGCGCACCTAATCAGGCAGAAGTTGATGCTATTGAAGCTTCTGTAGGTATTAATACTAACGGGACTTTCTCTGCTAATACAGGTGGAAACTTTATTGCTTCTGCATCATCAGTTAGAGGAGAGATTAACGCTTTAGATACACAACTTAATACCACACAGGGTGATTTAGATACAGCAGAAGCTGCTATCGTGTCTAATACAAGTGCAATTGGTAATAAGGCAGATGCTTCTGGTCTTAGTGCATTAACAAGTGTTGTTGATACAGTTGAGGCGAGTGTTGGTCTAACGACTTCTGGTGGATTTACTGCTAACAGTGGTGGCAATTATATATCAGGCGCTTCTTCTGTAAGAGGAGAAATCAATGCTCTTGATACACAGGTCGCAACTAACGCAGGTGATATTTCAAATCTATCATCCACAGTATCGACATTGTCAAGTGCTGGCTCAACTAATGCAAGTGAGATTACCGCATTAGAAAATGAAATAGATGCAACTCAAGCAGGCGCAGGCTTAGGGACAACTGGAGCTTATGCTGCAAATAGTGGAAGTAATTATTTGACTGCTGCAAGTAGTCTTAAAGATGCTGATAATAAATTAGATGCACAAATCAAGACTAACGAGACTGCTATAGCTCTTAAAGCTGATGATAGTGATTTAACAGCTCTTACAACTCGTGTTACATCTGCAGAAGGCAATATTACATCTAACGATAGTGATATTTCTTCATTACAGAGTGATGTTACAGCAAATACAACTGCTATATCTAATAACGACAGTGATATATCAACATTGCAAAGTGGTAAAGCTGATACATCTGTTACAACTGCACTCCAAACAGAATTGGATGCAACACAAGCTGGAGCAGGATTAAACGCAAATGGTAGTCTTACAGCACCGACTTCTTCTAATTACCTTGGAAGTATTACAACTCTTAAGGGTGGTTTATCTGCGCTTGATACTCAAATCAAGTCCCGTGCTGATGATATCGCTTCAAATGATACAGATATTGCTGCTAACGCATCTGATATTAGTGATTTGGAAAGCTTGGCAGACACTCACGAAAGCGCAGTTGGTTTATCAGCAAGCGGTAGTTATGTTGGTCGAAGTGGTTCTAATTATCTTGACAGTGCAACATCTGTTGTAGGTGAAGCATCAGCATTAGATACTCAAGTTAAAACAAATGAAGATGCTATTGCTGCTGAGACAAGTGCAAGACAAAGTGCTGATAGCACTATTAATAGCACAATCTCAACTCTTCAGAGTGAAGTTGATGCAACACAAACTGGTGCAGGTTTAACAAGTGCTGGAGCTTATACAGCTAACACTGGTGCAACATACATTGCGTCAGCAACAAGTCTTAAAGACGCTGACGATGATTTAGATGCTGCAATTGCTGCAAATGCTTCTGCTATTTCTTCTAACGACAGTGATATATCTTCTTTACAGTCTGATGTATCAGGTAAAGCTTCTTCAAGCTCTGTTTCTGCATTACAAACTGAAGTAGATGCGACACAGGCTGGTGTAGGTCTTGGAGCAAATGGTAGTTATTCAGCGATTAGCGGTGCAAACTATGCAACTTCATCTTCAAACTTAAAAGCTGCTGTAGAACAATTAGATACACAGCTTAAGAGCACACAAGATGACCTTGATACTGCAGAGGCAGACATTGCATCTTTAAATACTTTACAAACAGCTCAAGAAGCAGCAATTGGATTATCAACTGCTGGAGCTTATGTTAGTCGTAGTGGAAGTAATTATCTTGACAGTGCTTCTTCAGTAGTAGGCGAAAGCTCACTGCTTGATGCACAGATTAAAACTAATGAAACAGCCATAGCAACTAAGGCTTCATCAAGTAGTTTAAGCACGCTTCAAACAGAAGTTGATGGGATTGAGGCAGCTGTAGGATTAGATGCTAACGGAGATTTCGTATCTCACAGCAGCACTAATTATATTGATGCAGCTTCTTCTATTAAGGGAAGTCTTGAGTTATTAGATACAGCTGTTAAAGCTCGTGAAACAGCAATTACAGCCGAAGCAGCAACTCGTTTAGCTGATGATAATACTCTAAGTGGTAAGATTGATACAGTCGAAGCAAGTGTAGGATTAAATACAGACGGAAGTCTAACTATAAGTGGCACTAACTTTATTAACGGACAATCTTCTGTTTTAAATGCAGTTAAAGTTCTGGATACAAATGTTAATTTACTTAATCAAATCCAAACTAACATACGTGCATCAGCTGGGACACAGGCAGATGGAACAAAGACTAACTATAGCAATACAAACTATATCTCAAATTCTGATAGTTTAAAAGCTGCTATTGAAGCTCTTGATACACAGGTAAGCACAAATGCTTCTTCTATATCTTCATTAGGAAGCTCTAACATTGCTGCACTTCAAACTGAATTAGACGCAACTCAAGCAGGTGCCGGATTAGATACAGATGGAGATTATACAGCAGACGCTTCTTCTAACTATCTTCAATCTGCAACTTCATTAAAGGATGCAGACGACAGATTAGATGCGCAGATTAAGACTAACGAAGATGCAATTGCAACTAAGGCTAATAGCACAACACTTTCAGCACTTGACCTTAGAGTTACACAGTTAGAGATTGGCGATGGAGGTGTTCTCCTTGACCATTCTTCTGACGATGCTGTTGAGATGGACGATACTATTAGCTCTTTTCAATCTAAGAGTGGTCCATTTCAGATTAACTTTGCAACACTTATTAGTGGTGGAACAACAGACTTGGTATTCTTTGGAAGCAAGGGCGAAAGAGATGGAGACAGACACTTCGCTATTCATCCTGTAAGTGGAGACGCAGTCTTCGCAGGCAAGCACGCTTAAGTAAAAAAAGAAGACTTATTTAAAGTTTTCTAATAAAAAAGGCCGAGTGTGTTATATATAATAAAGGCGCACTCGACCACGACCTCAAAATTAACATTAAAAAAAATACGCTTAAAATAATAAACAAAGCTTTGCATCTAAATAGATTTATCTAAAAACAGATTAAATACGCACATAGATAGCACTATGAAAGGAAATCATTATGTCAGCATTAAGACCTGATAGTAATAAGGGCCACGATTTAGGCTCAAGCTCCGTTAAATGGGGCACTGCTCACTTGGGAGACCTCAAGTCAGAGACAGGAACATTCTCAAGCAACTTAACAGTTGAAGGTAATCTTACAGTTACTGGAACACAAACTTCTCTTCAAGTTTCAACAGTAGAAGCAGAAGACCCCCTTATCAAACTTGCTCGTGGAAACAGCGGTGATACTCTTGACATTGGTTTTTACGGACAGTCAAATGACGGTTCTGATAAATACCACGGTTTATATCGCGACCAAAGTGATGGAGGAAAATTTAAACTATTTAAAGATTTAGCTTCTGAGCCTTCAACAACTGTAGGAACTCTTGCAAGTGGTAATAAAGCAACACTCGTTTCACACCTCGAAGGTGATGTTACAGGTGATTTGACCGGTAAAGCAGATACTGCTGACGCACTCGAAACAGCACGCGCAATCGCACTTGGTGGTGATTTAGGCGGCACAGTTAATTTCGACGGCTCAGCTGACGTAAGTATTACAGCAACTATCCAATCAGACGCTGTTGAAAACTCAATGATTGCTAACCCAGGATATACTTTTGGTGATGGAACAACTCCAGCACTTAGAGAGCTTGGAACAGCTATAGTTATTCAAGGAACAAGCAACGAGGTAGAAGTTGCTCGTGTTGATGGCACATTTACAGTAGGATTACCTTCAACTGTTTCTGGCTTAACTTCTGTTTCTTCAACTGGATTTACTGGTGCTCTTACAGGTAATGCTTCGACTGCATCTGCACTTGAGACTGCACGAGCTATCCAGATTTCTGGAGACGTAGCGGGAACAGCAAACTTTGATGGCTCAAATGCTATTAATATCGCAGCAACTATCCAAGGTGGTGCTGTAGAAAACAGTATGCTTGATAATAGCACTATTGGTATTACAATTGATGGCACTGGTGGTGAGAGTATTGCTCTTGGTGAGACAATCGACTTTAACGGAACAGCTAACCAAGTTGCTATCGCATATTCTGCTGGTGGCAATGACCTTACATTCAGTCTCCCATCAACTATTAACGTAGCAACAACTGGAAACGCAGCAACTGCAACAGCTCAAGAGACTGCAAGAAACTTCTCTGTTTCTTCAACTGAAATGGAAGCTTCTGCTATTAGTTATGACGGCACAGCTAATGTTGCTTTAGACATTGCTCTTAAAAATGGCTCTGTTGCAAACGGAAGACTTGCTAACTCTTCTATTACTTTCAGCGATGGCTCAAATACTTCTCCAGTATCTCTTGGTGGCACTCTTACCATTCAAGGAACTTCAAACGAAGTTGAGGTTGCTGAGAATGCAGGGACTTATACTATCGGATTGCCAAGCACAATTTCATCAGCAACTTCTGGTAATGCAGCAACTGCGACTGCTTTAGCAACTGCTCGTAATTTCGAAATAAATGCTGGACCAGTTAGAGCTGGAGCAGTTAGCTTCGACGGAACAGGCAACGCGAACTTTACTTCAACTATCGCTGCAGACCAAATTACAAATGCAATGCTTGAGAACGACAAACTCGTTATTCAAGTTGATGGTGTTGATTATGATAGAGCATTAGGCACAACATTAGAATTTGATGCAACTAACTTAGACCTAAGCTATTCAGCATCTGAAGATAAAGTTATTTATGGTCTCCCAGCATCTATTGGTAGTGATACAAGTGGTAATGCTGCAACAGCAACTGCTTTAGAGACTGCACGTAATATCGGTATTACTGCTGGACCTGTTAGAGCTGCTAATATCTCATTCGACGCGACAGGAAACGTTGGTCTAACTTCAACTATCGCTGCTGATGAAATTACAAACACAATGCTTGCTAACCCAGGCTTCGGATTTGGTGATGGTGGAACTCCTGCAACTTCAGAACTTGGTAAAAACGTTGTAATCCAAGGCACAAGTAATGAGGTAGATTGCTCTGTTTCACACTCAGCAACTGGCCCCGTATTTACTATCGGATTACCTAATACAATTCAGAACGATACTTCTGGTAACGCTGCAACAGCAACTGCTTTAGAAACTGCAAGAAACTTTAGCATTGGCTCTGGACCAGTTCAAGCTGGAGCAGTTAGTTTTGATGGCACAGGTAATCTAAGCCTTTCAACAACTATTGGTGATGACCAAATTACTAACGATATGCTTGTTAATCCAGGATTTACCGTTTCTGATACATCTAACTCAGAGACACTTGAGCTTGGTAGCACACTATTTATCGGCGGAACTTCTTCTGAGGTTGAAGTTGCATATAGTGCTGCTCTTAACAAATTCACAGTTGGTCTCCCAGCTTCTGTCAATGTTACAACTAACCTTGATGTTGGCGCTGGTCTTTCTGTAGGTGGTAATGCTGTTATTACAGGTAATATTTCAGCGGCCGGTCTTTCTGCAACAGGAGCTAACGTTTCATTCGCAGATAACTTGTTAGAGCTCGGTGTTAGCAATACAGACCTTGAAGATATTGGCTTCTATGGACAACGTGGTGATGGTATCGGTGGTTCTAACGGATTTGCTGGTGTTGCTTTTGACGAAAGTGCTGATGAATTCATCGCATTTACTTCTTCAGGTGAGCCAACAACAACTGTAGGAACACACTCAGCTGCTGACTTTAAGGTTGCTAAGATGACCACATCAGAAGTTGATTGCTCTGGTGCAGTTGCTGGTCAAATAAGACTTGAAGGTTCAGAACCTGCTTCTGCTTCTGCAAGTGGGACAGCTGGTGATATTCGCTTTGACTCAGGCTTTATCTATGTTTGTGTCTCAACTAATACTTGGAAAAGAGTAGCTATAGGCTCATTCTAAGATTATTAGGATTAACGCAGTTTAAACATTGCGTTTTTTATTATTGTTTATATAGAATATTACTTTCTATTAAACAGAGACAAATGTAGACTCCCTATTTTAATAGGTGGAGCCATTTAAGGCACCCACAGGCTGGCGGGGCCTGTGATAGTATGTAGATAAGCCAAAACACAGGAGCAAAAAAATAATGGGAGCAGAAACACAATTAGTAATGAGTTTAGGGAGTATTTTTGGCCTTGTGGGCTTATTCTATACTTTTCATAAAGATAGCAAAGATACTGCTAAACAAATTCAAAAATTAGAGACTGAAGTAGAAACATTAAAAGAACATAAGCAAGACATTAAGGAAATAAAACAGGAGATTGACGCGCTTAAAACGACAACAGGCTCCATTCAACTAACCTTAGCGAGAATTGATACAAATGTTCAGCATTTAATGGAAGAACGTTAAAGTTTTACATTACTTTTCACGTTTAAGAGATATTTATTAATATATACTTAAAAGGAGAGACACAATGAAAAACGAAAAACAATTTGAAGAAGTTTCAGTTAAAATCAAAACAACACTTGACGAGATTAATGCTATGGCAAACTCTATGAATGATAGACTTGATAAAATCATAGCAAATCTCGATATAATATTAGAAAAAGATAAAAAGCAAACTAACAATGAGGAGTAAATTAGATGGCTTGGTATGACATTTTTACAAGAAAATCTGAAGATGAGAACGCTCTTACAAAAAGTGTTGAGCCTTTGGATGTTACTCCCAGTGGTGAGCACGTTTTAGAAACAATAGCTAAAGAAGCTAAATATCATAACGTTGACCCATACGACCACGCAAACGCGATGATGATGAATAGTTATGAAGGTAGTGGGAAAAAATATTACTTTGAAGAAGCGCAATCAGACAAATTAAATGTAGATGCACTAAAAAATCTTTCAAAGCACCATATTATCAGCTCAATCATAGGTAGTCGTATAAATCAGTGTGCAGAGTTTGCTCAATATTCACCTGATGAGGATTTAGGTTATAAAATCGTTTTAAAAGACGAACATCAAGAGTTATCAGATGATGATAGAGAAAACATAAAAGCACTTCAACGCTTTCTTCATCAATGTGGCTCATCTATAGAAGATTACGAGTTAACTTTTGAGAGTTTTATTAGACAAATTATTAGAGATAGTTTGATTTATGACCAAGCTTGCTTCGAAATAGTTAAAAATAGAAAAGGACAAATCAGTAGATTTATGCCTGTTGATGCAACAACTATTAAAAAAGCTCCACTAACTAAAGAAGAAGTAGCAAGAGGTCGTAGAGACGCTGATGGTATTCGTTATGTTCAGGTAATAAACAATAAAGTTGTTGCTGAATATAAACAAGATGAACTCTGTTTTGGTGTTAGACGTCCTCGTAGTGAGATTAAATCAAAAGGATATGGATATTCAGAGTTATTTGAGTTATACGGTGTGCTTAACAATCTATTTAATGCAGAAACATATAACGCAGCAAACTTTACAAACGGTATAAATGCAAACGGTATTATTGCTATTAAGTCTAAGATGAACCCTAAGCTATTCAGAAGTTTTAGACGTGAATTTTATCAAATGCTTAATGGTGTAGGCAATGCAAAACGCACACCACTTATACAATTAGACCCTGATGAGAAAGAAGACATCTCGTCAATCAATCTTCAGCCTTCTAACAAAGAGATGGAGTATGATACTTGGGTAAACTATTTAATTAAGATTACTTGCTCAGTTTATCAAATTGACCCTGCTGAAATAGGATTTGTTTTTGGTAATGAGAGCCAAAACAGCAGTTTATTTGGGACAGACCCATCTGCTCGTGTTTTAATGGGCAAAGAAAAAGGTTTACGTCCTTTAGTTAGGTCATTACAATCGTGGATTAATCGTTATATTATCGACCAGATTGATGACAGATATAAATTAATATTTACAGGTCTTGACAGTGTTTCTCTAATGGATAAGATGAAGTTAGAAGAGCACAAGATGAAATATATGACCTTAAATGAGATACGCACATATCACGATTTACCTGAGTTAGAAGACGGTGATATTCTTGCAGCAGCTTATACAGCAATTAAGACTGCAGTTATTAAAGAGCAAGGTATTCTTGTTGCCAACGAAGTAGGTAAAGATGATATTGACAGTGATTTAGAAGAAGTTATTAATGAAGAGCACGAAAAAGAGCTTCAATTAGAAGGTGAAGTAGCACCTAAAACTCCTTCAGAAGACGTAGTCAAAGCAGAGTTTAGTGATAAGGAAGTTGAAGCAGAAATGAAGGAAGTAAAAGACCTTACATTTAACTTTGACTATTTAGATAAGATTAACTGGGATAAATTCAGTGATGATGATGCTATATTTGAAGTCCCATCTGAAGTAGTAGCTGTTGCTAAAGAATATTATAAACTTAAAGAAGAGTTTGGTGATGAAGTTCAGGGTGGAACAGCTGTAGGTAAAAAGAGAGTTAATCAATTAGCAAATGGAGAAAAACTCTCGTTAAACATCATTGAAAGAATGTATAGCTTTCTTATAAGGCATAAGAAAAACGCAAAGCCATCAAACGAGGATAAACCTTGGACTGATAGAGGATATATCTCATATATGTTATGGGGTGGATTTGAAGCATTAGCTTGGGTAGAAGAATTATTATACGAAGTAGATAGAAAAACTTCAGAAGATATGGAAAAAGCTAAGGTAGATTTTGACGGAGACGGAGAAGGACACCCAGCACAATACTTTGAAGGATTACCTGAGGATATTGCGAGAGAAAGAGAAAAAGAAATAGAAAGACGCCAAGAACATTTCAAGGAGACTGGTGAACAGATTTATGGACCACTCCCTGGAGATGATTACGATTTTGATAAAGCTGAACAAAATAAAGGCACTAAGTCTAAGAAAGCTGATGAAGTAAGAGAAGAGATTAAAAAGCCCGGTAAAGATGAATTTATTCGTGCTGCAAGTAAAGTAAGTGGTGTTTCTAAGAAGATTATTGAAGAAGTATATGATAAAGGTTTAGCTGCTGCAGCAACAAGTGGACATAGACCGGGACAAACACCACAATCTTGGGCAAGAGCCCGTTGCTATGCCTTCTTATTTGACAGTAAGAGTGGAGCACGTAAAGCTGATAAGCACTTATGGGATAAACATTTAGAAAGTAAAAAATCTCTGTCTATAAAAGAAACTAAAGAAATATTTGTAGAAGGATTAAAAGATTAATGAGTGATTTAGAACAACAATGGGCATACTGGATATCTATTCAAAGTAAACAACAAGATAAAGTCCCACCTTCAGAATACGGTAAACGTAATAAGTCTAAATAATATAATATATAACATTGATAGGCAGTTAAGAGTTAATCCAAACTAAAAAACAAATAATAATATATATAATACCAATGATAGGCAGTTAACAATGACAACATTTCAAGACATATTAAAAAAAGCAAGGTCAGAAGCAAGACAAACTCTAAATAAATCAAAAGATGTTAGTCGTTTAGCTGACGTTCATAATTTAGATGAACAACCTATAAATACTCATAAAGAAGAAATAAATAAAACAGAAGAAAACGTCATTACTATTGGTGATGCTATTATCGAACAGTCTGCAGCTGCAATACAAAAAGTAAAGAAAAGTAAACTAAAAGGTCCTAATGGGGCAAGTAGAAGAATAGCAAAAGCTATAGCTGCTAAAAACATTAAACTATCACAATTACAAAAAGCATTTACAATTCAGCAAAGATTTGGTTATAAAAGACCTGAGTGGCACGTTGTAGGAAGTTATGCTTTAGAAGAGCTTCAAAAACTATTAGATAGTGGCAAGCCTCTCAATGAGGCGTTAAATACACAATTTGAGAGGAAAGATAAATGAGCAAACTTGACGTATTTAGTAAATTTCAGCCTCTAACTTTAAATCTTAATAAAGATGATGAGAAAGAGACTATAGATATTGAAGGCATAGCAACAACAGAACATCAAGATAGTGCAGGAGAGATTATTCTGCAAGATGGTATTGACTGGAGCTATTGTCTTAAAAATGGTGCATTTAATTACGACCACCAGAATGAACCACGTTTTATTGTAGGTGCTCCTCAATCCGTTAATAGGATTAAACATAGAGGTAAAAACGCAACATCAATTAAAGGCATTCTTTATGCTAAAAAACAAATAGTTAAAGACTTAGTCGAAAACTATAAAGCAATGAAGAGCGCAGGAGATATTAGACAATTAGGCTTTAGTATAGAAGGCCAAGTCTTAGCAAGAGATAATAAAAATCCACATATTATTACTCGTGCGAAGGTTTTAAATGTTTCATTGACACATCAACCTTGTAATACTGAAGCAACTGTAGCTTTAGTTAAATCTATTTTGACAGATATGGAGAAAACAGAAACTATGGAAAAACAATACGATGATTTGCCTATGACATATAAGCAAAGTAAAATGCTCGAAGACTATTCTGAAAAGCTTTGTGCATTACTCAAATCAATGCCAATGGATGCAGACTTACCAGAATGGGTCCAAGGAAAGATTACAAAAGCTCTTGATTACCTTCAGGCAGCATATCACTATCTTGAAGTAGAGATGCAAGAAGAGATGGATAAAGATATTGACGCACTGCGAGAAGAAGTAGTAGATGCTCCCGAAGATGTTGAGCCACCACTTTACGATAGAGATAATGATTATCCTCAATCTTTTGAGATGGAAAAGGGATATTATAAGTCTGACGAAGAGATGGATAAAATGGACAGACAACAAATGATGGAATATGCTCGTTTCTTAGAAGGTCTTAAGAAAGAGAAAATCGATTACGAAGACGGTGAAGACCCAAAGAGTAAAGCCCAAAAACTTTTAGAAATTCATCCAGAATTAGCAGACCCTGAGATTATGGCAGAAATACATAGTCAAATGGATAAAATGTCTGACCTAAGTCCTATTCAGCCTGAAAGTTTAGAAGACGATGAGCAGCCTTTAGCTTCAGAAGATATGAATATGGAGCCTATGGATAAAGAAGATATGCCTGAGGTAGAAATGCCAGAAGGACTTTCACCTGAAGAATTGAAGCAACTTATTTTGGGTATGCTTGAAATGGGATTACCTGTCGATAAAATGCAAGAATATATCAAACAATATTGTAGCTAATAGACAACCCAGATTAACTCTGTTTTTATAGAATTTAAATATATTATTAAACATATAAAAAAATATTTCTATAAAAACAGAATAATAAATAAATAAAACTTGCTTTTAATATATAAAGATAAAGTTTTCGACATCTAAACTAACAAAACATAAAAAAAATATACTTATAACTAAATAAATTAATCAGTTGCAGTATATATAATATAGGAACGCGCTAAAATTCGCTCTAATTGTTTTTCTATTGTCAAGTAAGGTATATTTGTATATATTGCACAAACAATAGCAACAAGCAAAGCCTATGCAAACGGCATCAAATAAGATTATAAATTCTATAGGAGAAAACACAATGTCAGAAACTAATAATAATGTTGAGACAATCCTTACTGAGATTAAGGAAACTCTCGAAATTGAAAATAAAGTTTCAACAGAGCTTGCTAAGTCAGCAGACGCCTTAGTAGCCGAGCATACGGCTAAGTTTGAAGGTCTAAGCAAATCTGTAGATGAACTTTCAGCAAAACTTGACAGCATCCTTAACGCAGTAGCTGCTCTTAACATCCCTTCACAAGAGGATATTGAGAAAGCAATTGAAGTTAAAGCTGAAGAGATTACGAAAAACGTTGAAGAAAAAACTGAAGAGCTTAATAAAAAGGTAGAAGACCTTGAGAATGAGCCAGTAGTTAAATCAGCAACTGTAGTCGTAGAAGAAGAAGTTAGCGTAGAAGCTCCAGAAGCTGCTGCTCCAACTCGCACCGAATTAATTAACAAAGCTATGGCAGAGCTATCTTCTGCCTCTTTCGAAAGAAAAGCCCAACTCTTTAAAGCGATTAGTCGTCTTGAGGCGGGTGTAGATATTGATAAAGTAAATTTTTAAGGAGAATACATAATGTTACCTAATATCAATGAAAACGTTACTATTAACGAACTTACCCGTCTAAATGATACTCTTCGCAAAAGCAGCGAAGTAGGTTATCAGAGCAACACTATGGGCGCAGGCTCACTTTCACCTATCGTCCCTCAGTCAATTGAAGGAACTTTAGCTTCTGCTGCTCACACTATGCGCGATTTGGCTCTATGGCCAATGCTTCCTAAGGTCCAAGCAACTAACACTCTTCACGAGTATGCAGTTATTCGCGACCACGGTGAAGACCTCGACCCATTCATCAGCGAAGGTGGCGGTAGTGAGTTTGGTGCATCAGCATCACAATACGAGAGAAAATCTGTAAAGATTAAATATATGGCAGAAAAACGCAGCATCTCTGACGTTGCAAGCCTTGTAGGTATTGTTGGTCCTAACGCAGACGCTCTTGCTGAAGAGACTGAGCGCGGCACAATGAGCCTTCTTCGTAAAATGGAGGTTCAACTTTTCCACGGTGATGAAGACGTAAATGTCAATGCATTTGACGGTGTTCTTAAGCAAATTGAGCGTGGCGATAGCGGTCGACGTAATCCATTCCGTTTTGGCCGTGATTTCTCTGACAACCAAGAGGACCTAGGCGGTTCTGCTTTAACTGGTGAGAAGCTTCACGAAGTTCTTGGTGAGCTTTACTCTGCTCCTCGTTTTGGACAGCCTGACGCAATCTTTATGTCTCCTAAGGCATACAGCAAGCTTATCAGCGATAGTGCACAGAATGGTCGCCACGACTCAATGATTATGGTTAATCAAGGAGACCAAGGCGTTCACACTATTGGTGCTGGACCTCGCATCCACGTTATGGGACCTATGGGACCCGTACCTGTAGTTGCTGCTCCATTTATCAGCCGTCGTCTTGCTCCACCTTCAGTTAAATCTGCAAGCTCTGACCTTACTCTCCAAAACGGCGCTGCACGTTTCACTTCACAAGGTGTTGATACAGATGTAAATTATCGCGCTGCTGTTACTGCATTAAATGCTGACCTTGATACTTCAGTAGGTTGGGACCCAACTGGTAATGGCGACCACCAAGGTGATTATCGCTATGTATTCGTAATGGTTAATAAGAAAGGTTATTCTGACCCTATTCTTTCTGACGCTGTTGATGCACACGACGGTCAAATTCCTAAGTTCAACCTCGCTGCTCAAACTGCAGGTGATGCTCCTCTTTACGTTCGTATCTATCGTTGCAAAGGCGACCTTAGTGATGCACAGTGTCTTCGTAAAGCACAGCTCATCGGTGAAGTTAAGGCTGATGAGATTATTGGTGCTGATTGGTTTGACGCAGGATTTGAGCAAAATGATTGCGACAGCGTTCTCATTACTCAGCTCGACCAAGGTGTTATCGAGTTTGCACGTCTTCTCGACTTCATCCGTCGTCCTCTTGCAGAAGTTGGTGCTGCTAAGCAATTCCTTCTTATGCTCTTCGGTGCTCCATCAGTTAAGGTGCCTAAGAAGAACTTCGTTCTTAGAAACGCAGCTTCTAAATAATCTTTAATTAGGATTTAGAAAAACTGGGAGAGGCACTATTAGTCTTTCAAAAAATCAGAAGTTCGATATATTCAGATTTTTTAACCTCTCGAAATGGCTCTTGCTCTCCCAGTCAGATTAGAGAGGTTTTTTTTCATACGCAGATTAGACGTAGTTAAAAAGAAACTTAGATTTATTATAATACCATAGATAATCAAAGAAAGTTTCACCGACATCAAACAGATAACTCATAAGGACAACAAATATGGCATTAGTATTAAGAGACATTATTACAGCAGACCTATTAAAAAAGACAATGCTTACAGGTGTTGACCTAACAGACGACGCTGGTAATGCATATCCTGATGAGCTTTTTGAAGAAGCTATAGAACAAGCAATAAGTTTAATAGAAGAAGAATTAGAAATAACAATAGACCCATTTACAGTCAATAACGAAAGACACGATTTATATAACGACCAAAGAAATGCTTGGTATGGACAACAATTAGATAGAAGGCCGCTTAAAGAAGTTAAAGATTTAACAATTTCATATGGCAAATATACACCAGTTCAAATACCAGACGCTTGGCTTAATATAACATCCCCAGAAACATCATCTGTCAGCTTAATACCAACTGCTGAAAGTATTGGGACTTTTAGATTTAGTAATGTTTTACCTCTTTTGATTGACCCAATAGCAAATCACGGTGTATATAGCAGAGTGCCTGCATACTTTAGTTATGACTATACAGCAGGATTTACGATGTTAGAAGGCACTATTACGGTCCCACAAGGTCAAACAGAAGTTTCTGATATTTCTATTAGCGAAAACTTAATTGATAGACCAAGATTTATTTTTGAAATCACAGACGATGGCAATGGTAATCAAGCAGGTGCAACACCTCCCACTGTTAAGCCATTCGGATTATCTGATAAATCATTTAGTGTAGAGATTAGCACAGCTGGAGCACAAGGTGATGTAGTTATTAGTTATAAATTACACACAGTGCCACCTCTTATTGTTAAGGCAATACTATACACAGCTGCTATTTTACCTTTAGATACTGCAGGTGATTTACTTGCAGGAGCAGGTATAGGACAGTTTAGTGTTGCAGTTGACGGACTAAGTCAAAACATTGCAACAACATCTTCAGCAACTTCAGCAGGTTATGGCGCTAAGATTATTTCTTACAAAGACCAACTGAAAACTGCTATGGCAACACTTAAAAAGAAATATAAAGTTTCTAAGATTGCTGCAGGCTTCTAATTATGATTTTACAAACACCACAACAAAGCTTAACAAAAACAAGAGCCGATTTTAGAATAGAAGAGTTTAGAAAGCTCATTCAACAAAAAGGCATTAGACTTCAATGGGAGCAAACCGTTTCTTGTCCTTGTTTTCTTAAGTCTTCAACAAGTGTTGGTATGAATTTAATAGAAGTTCAAGATATTGATGCTAATGAAGCAGGTCCTAATCCAAACTGTCCAGCTTGTAAAGGGACAGGGCAGATAAGACATTCAGCACAAGAAATCAAAGCAATAATGACATCATCAGCAGGCGAAGAAACAGTAGAAAAATTCGGTCTGCACAGAAAAGAAAGATGTAAGATTACATTAGAGCCTGAGCATTTGCCAAGCTATGGTGATAAATTTTTACTATTAGACAGTGTCTATGTTAAACGTGAAGTAGTTGATATTGTAGCACAAGGTAGTGCAACACTAAGAAATCCTCCACAAACAAGGACATTAACATTAGCCGGAGGACAAACTGATGTAAATATTTTACATATCTATCCTTCAGACGCTAATGGTATTGCTCAACTTAATGCAGAAATACCTGTAAGTGATATAACACTAAACGGCGATACAATAACGTTTAATAACGCAGCAAATTCACCTCCACAAGGAGCAAAGATTTCTGTATCGTATTATCATTCACCAACTTTCATTGCTGTTGGGCATCCTCATACAATAAGAGACACATTCGTAAGAACAAATCAAGTTGAAGTCCCTTCTCCTATGCCAGTTCAAGTAGAATGTATAATGGAGATTGACTAATGAGTGTTGTTGACTTACACATAACACATACTATTGCTAACGGCATTAAGTATTATGCTGATAATGAGAATGCATTCAACGAACTGTTTTATGACATTGGTGCAAACTTAAAAGCTGCTTATCACGATAAACTTTTAGCTTTAGACATAAAATATGATGTGGCGTTTCGTAAAAAGCACGATAAATTCCCATTAATAACAGTGTCTGTAGAAGAAAAGAGCAGTGATGCAATTCAACCTTTAGGTAATAGAGGCATTCAGTCAAACTTATCTCTGCTCGTTAATCAAGTATGCGATATTAATATATATGTTGACGATTTAGACAGTATTAGGATATTGCATAGACTAATTCAGGCTTCAATGTTGATTTTTAAGAAAAATTTCTTAGCTATTGGATATTTAAATATACAGTTTCAAAAAAGCACAAACTTAGAAGTTGAAGATGAGTTAATCACATCAGGCGTAGATATTTACGCTCGTTCATTGACATTTACTGCACAGAAGCAAATTAACGCCAAGCCTCCAGTAGTTGTTTGGGACGGACCTTGGGAGTTAAATCCTAACATCATCGAAAGCTAACATTATATTTATTAAATAAACAAGGAGATAATATGCCATCATCAATTACATTTAGAGGCACAAGGCTTTATGAGCCAAGCGTTGTTGTCGATGTTGTAAATACACTCGATACCAGTGGTCAGCTTGGAGCAAAAAATCTTTGTGTAGTTGGGGAGTTCCCCATACTCAAAAAAGATACACCATACAAATTCGGTCAAGGAGGCTTCGATTTAACTGAAGTTTATCCTATGGACGCGAAATTGCTAACACTTGATAAAATTTGGAGACGCTCATTAGCTGTTGCAGACGGCATTTCCAAATCTATCACTTACGTTAGTGCAGCACAAAGCACACAGGCTCAATGGGTCTTGCAAGACGCAACTGCGACGGATGCACTCACACTTAAGTCAACATATTACGGCACAAGCGGCAATGATATTAGACTTCAACTTGACGACCCTTCATCGTTGCCTGCAGAGCTTTCCGCTTCTGGACCATACTATAAACTAAGTCTTCGCGCACCCTGGCAAGACACAGATGCTGAATATGTAATCGACGGCGGTGACCAATTGCAACTTACTCTTGCAGACGGAGACCAGCTTGAGATTACAACTTCTAAGACAATGGTTTATACGCCAAGCGGTCAAGCTGCACAAACATTCATACTTTCAGATTATTCTCGTATGGATGAATTAGTTGCTGTTTTACCTGCTGCTTTAGCTGGTATCGCTTTATCATTTAGCGTCCCATCAAAGCTCGACGTATTAGATTATACATCAGTGGGACAAAACACTATCGCATTACACGCACATACTGCAGAACTTATCGATACTATCGAGTCTTTCTCAAGCCTTCCATTTGATGTTGAGCTTGCTGATGGATATAGATTACTTCCAGACTTTGTATATACTGGTCCATCAACTGCTGCAGTTAACGGTGGAGCTCCAACAGATGCACAGTATTCTGCTGCTTTTGCTTCTGTTGAGAATAAAGACATTACAACAATCACAGTTTTCTCAACAGACCAGGACCATCACGACCTTCTTAAAGGACACTTAGACCTTGCATACATTGCAGGTCGTGAGAGAAATGCTTGGGTCGGTGCACCTTCACAAACAAGTCTTGCTGATATTTACAGTGGATACGTTTTAAAGATGAACGACTTTAGAATATCAGTTGTTGGTCAAGACATTACTTTTGCAGACCATAAAGGCGCACGTAGAGATGAAGGACCTGAGTATTTAGCATTTATGTTGATGTGTGCTCAAGGTGCATTGCCTCCTGCAGAGCCACTAACTCGTAAAGCACTTAACATCTTTGATACAAAAGAAAACTGGGATAGAGAGCGTGCCAGCAATAGCGTTGCTCAAAAGAGTATCGTTGCTGTTAAACTTGGGTCAAGCAATGAACTTGAGGTTATTCGCTCACTAACATCTTGGCGTAAAGATGACCTTTCAGTTAATACTGAAGTATCTTGTAGAGAAAGTATTGACGTATGTGTAAGAGAACTTCGTAAATTTTTAACATCCGAGCTTGGCTCACGTATTACTAATTCAACTGGTAATAGAGTATCAGCGCTTGCTAAGCAGCGTTTAACTCAACTTCGTGATTTAGGTGCTATCCAAGACTTTAGAAATATTCAACTCCGACGTGAGGCTGATACTATTTTTATTGACTTTGACGTTGCACTTATCGAGCCACTCAACTTCATTCGCATTACTGCTAATATCGTAGCAGGCCAATAAGGAGATAAACAATGGCAAACATAATTACAGGAGCTAAAGCAATAGTTAAGGTCGACGGCAAAGTATGTGGATATGCAACAGGCATTTCTATACAAGAAAGTCAGCTTAATGGACGTGTAGAGAGTTTAGGTTTTATTGATAGTCGAGAGATTACACCTATTTCACGCATCGTTACAGCAACTATTAACTTTATACGTATTTTTAAAACTAATTCTAACAACGGACTTGTTGAGGCCGAAGAAGTAGATGAAAGCTCAATGATTACAACTGAGCAAGTTGCTGAAGGACAAAATCCAACAGCTTCTGCAAGAACTGACAATGCACTTTCATCTTCAGCATTCGACTTAGAGATTTACGACAGTGCTGCACCAGGCGAAGCTGACGGCAGTATTCAAGATGAAGACCGTAAGATTTATACAGTTGTGGGATGTCGTCCATCATCACAAAGCATCGTTGTTGACCGTGGCTCACTTATGGGTGTGCAGGTCTCTGTTGACGCACTCTATCTTATCAGACACCCTGATGGCATAGAAGCATAATATAAAGAAACGACGTTTATCTCTGTTTATATATTTACGAAATCACCTATAAATATATACTTAAATACCGGCTAAGTTGCTGCACGTTATTCTGTGTATCAATTTAATCGGTATTTTTTTATTTAATAAAAGTAATAAAAGTATTCGTTGCGACATCAAAAACATACAACTTATTAAGTCAAATCCACAATATTGTAATAAACATAGCAAATAAAATAAAAAAAACGCGATTTGACATATAATTATATATAGTAATATAAAATCTGGGAGTAGCAAAATGGATTTAAATAAACTTAAAGAAGAAGTAGACAGTGCAGAAGCACCGAGCATTACTGAAATTAAAAAGCAAAAGAAAACATCACAAATCAGCGAAGAAGACAATACTTTTGAGCCAAGAGTAAAAGAGTTTCCTCTTGAATATATGCTTGATGATGGCACAATAAAGAAATGTAAACTTATTTCTAAAGTTATGAACAGTAAGTCTCGTTTAGAGTATGAAAGAGTATTATCAGCTCTATCTGATGGTGTTTATTTTGATAGATTACCTTATGAGACTAAAAATAGACATTTATGCGTTGCGCGTATTGTTTGTCAGCTCGACACACCACCAAGTTGGGTATTAGAAGCAGCAGGAGAAGACTTAGAGTTTTGTTTTGAGTTAGGAGGGAGGCTTCTTCAGCACGAAGGCGCATTTTTTCGAAACAATAGTCCCGAGGATGAAGAAACAGAGAGCAAACCCCGCTTTCGTTTTGGTAAGGACTAAACTCGAACACTCAGCTTTGCCTGTATTAGATACAGAAAATATCACTTGTTGGGAGAATTTAGAGTTCTCTTTACTGTCTTTAGAGAACGAGCAATTTGACATATTATGGAGAGACTTTAAAAGTAAATCCAAAGAACAACTTAAAAAGAAAGAAATCATTAAACTTAAAGCTGCACCTAAGAAAACTTCAGACGAAGAGAATATTGACATTGAAAGTATCAAAGATGAAATTGTTGCTGAACAATCAATATTTGAAATGGAGAAAGCTTTCGCAGAAGGTGATAACAGTTCATTAATGGATATGCTAAAGAAATACCAATAGGAGTTATTATATGGATGCCTTGTCATTATTAGGGAGTGCAAATAAAAACGCTGCACCCCAAGGAGCATTAGACGCTCTATCAGCCTTTGGTCAAGCAGGGCCTAAGATGCCTGACTTTAGTGGTGCTCAATTTGGAGGTCAAAATAATCTGGCAGCCGCAGGTGCGACTAATCCATTCGCTATGAGTGGTGCTGCAGGTGCTGCTGCTTCTAAATTACCTATGATGTCCGGCCCTGGTGGAGGCCAAAGTGGCGGAGGGATGGCAGGTCTTAGTAGCTCTATAAATAAACTTATTGCAAGCAACAATAAACTTGTAGGTGCATTAAATAAATTAGCAGCAGCTATGGGCAAAAGTGGAGGTGGATTTGGTATGGGCTCTATGGGTGGCGGAGCCGGTGGCGGAGACCCAATGGGTATATTCGAGCAGTTAAACCTTCAGAAAGACCCTAAAATACGTGGAGGAGGCGGAGGCCGCGGTGGTGGAGGTGATGACGGAGATTTCCCAGATGACCCAAATTCAGGTTCAAAAATGTCGCAGCCTATAGTGGGTGGATTAATGTTGGGTTTAGGTCTTGGTGCTAAACACATCCCAGACTTTAAAATACCTAATCCATTACACAGATTTGGAGGACCTAAAAACTTATTTGAGTTTAAAATACCTAAGGCTGTTAGAGAATTAGGTGGTATTTCATCAACAATTGGTAAACACCTTTTAGGCATCGGTCAAATAGGTGCTGGGACAACTGTTAGTGGCATTTTTAGTAATCTTCCTTTTGGACTTGGCGCTGAAAAGGCACAGGATGCTGCTGTTTTAGAACATAGAGCAAGTCAAATGGCTGGCCTTGAAAGAATGGCTTTTAGAACAAGTGCTTCTATTGGTGGCGGCTTTGGTGGAGTTGCAAATATGGTCGCGACTGCAAATGGTGGGGGGATGGCAGCGAAATATGGATATTCACCTGAAATGGCTATGGAGAACATCTTAGACGTATATACAACAGGTGGATTTAGGACTAATAGAATAGGTGGCACTGGACGTGATGCTTTAGAGAAAAGCTTTACAGTTGGTGATATTTTTAAATTTAAAAACGTAGGTTTTGGCTCAACTGTTTTAGGTGGCATACAAGAAATGCAGATGAGGGGTAGTGGAGCTCGAGGATTAATAGGTGGTGCCATAAGTAATATTGCTAACTTTGGTGCAGGTAATCAATTAGGTGCTCGAGGTATGAACGTTCTTACAGAAAGTATGAAAGCTTTAGGACAACAAGCAAATATGTTTGGTATGACAGGAGGTCGTAGAAGATTATTCGAAGAAGCTATGGGATTTGAAAATCAAGATGGCAATCCCACATCCTTTAAAGGTTTTCAGAATGCAATAAACAGGTCATTTATGACACATCAGCAAATGTTTGAAGGCACTTCTGGTCAAATGGGTAGAATGTTTGGAGGTATGGCTGATAATCTTGGGTTTGCTATGGATGTTAGAGCTGCAAGACAAAACTTAGGTGCTGGAGCAAGTGGTGTTCAAATAATGAGAGAAGCTAATAGACTTAGCAGAGCTCGCACACCACAACAAAAAGTCCAGCAAATGAGAGAAGCAGGTATGTCTGAGGATGTCATACAAGCAAGATTGTTAGGTGAGGGATTAGATGAAGCACAAATTCAGTTTGCTTTAGACGATACACAAGCAGCAGGTAGTGCCAGAATAACATCAGATATTATAGCAGGTAGAGCTGCTGTAAGAAAAGGTGGCCCTGGTTCAAAAATGAAAATCACGTCAAAGCAAGCTGCGGGACAGTTTGAAAGAGTTAAGCAAACATATGACAATATAGACAAAGTTACAACTCTTGTTGACTCGAACAATGCTCTTCAAAAACAATTATTTGACAATGCTGAGCTTCAAAAAGCACATACAAACGCAGTATTATCTTTAAATACAGTTTTTGAGCAGACCTCAGGTGATTTAGTTAAAACGATGAACGAGTTAATAAAAGCAATTAATAAGAAATTGCCTAAAGGTAAACAAATACCATCAATTTAAGGGAGAGAATAAATGGCAACACAAAATCAACCATCATCAGGAGGTAGCGGAGGCAGCACTGCTGTTTTTACTGTTACTCATCGAAATGGCGAACCTGTTACACCTGTAGATGAACAAGGCACACTTCCAGCAAGTCAAAGACAACCTTTTCCAGTAGCAGATGCTGCTAAACTTAGAGATAAGCAAGGTGGTAAACACGGACAAAGTATTGTTACACTTATTCAATGGATGGTGCAGAAAGTTAAAGAATACTTAAAAGTAGATAAAACAGATTTTGGTGCTAAGTTTTCTGTAATGTATCATAATCACGATATTCCTATTCCGCTCCCTTTAACACCTTTTATAACAAATCTATCAGTAAATGAAATCATTGATGCTCCATATACAACAGCAACAATAAATCTTAAATTACCTTTTGAGCATATTCAAGTTTTATTTAAAAACGGTGGAGGCAGATTAGATACTGGTGGATTTATTTCTATCAGACAAAAAAGTGCTCCAACGTCTAATAATAAAATAGATGACCCACTTTTACGCAGTGAGCACTTTTTAACACATTTACTTGTTATTACAAATATTAGTTATTCCTTAACAACAGATACAAATACGGGACTGATAATGACTAATTTGACACTTGCTTGTGGCTCATTTATTTCGCCACTAATAACAGGTCAATATGTTGTTTCACCCACAGTCCATAAATCATTAGGACCTGAAGACCCACGTATTAGAAAAGACTTTGGGCAAATCAATAGAAGCTTAGATGCCTTAGGCGTCCCTGCTGATAGTCCTAAGAGAAGAGCATTTACAAGAAGTTTTAGCACAAAACGTCAGACAGAGACAAAAGGTGATTTAGTATCAGAATTTTTCTTTGATAATGACCTATATAATCAATTTCTTCAGTTAGTAGTTGATGGTAGTATAATACGTAAGGACAATGGCAAGGATTTAAAGGACGTTTTAACGTTTTTAGGTTATCCTAAGTTTCCCACATCTCTAACAGCAAAGTTTACGTTAGAACAATGGGTGGCTGATATTGAAAAAGAATTAGACAAAGGTGCTGTTAGTTATATCAGACTTCTAAGGACGCAAGGTGTTTCTGAAAAGAAGATTAAACAAATAGGCAAAGACATATTAGCAATCTTAGACGAAGTTACTAAAAATCCTGACCCAACTAAGCCTGGAGTTTTTCAAAGTAGAGAAGTTAATAGAGCTGTTCAATATAGAGATGTAGAAATAGGTGATAGCGACCAAGAATTTGCAACTCAAAGAACTGCACCGGGTGATACAACTGTTGCTGCAAGACTTTTACAAGAAGAGTTAGTCAGAGGTGAAGCTAAGTTGCCAACAAGTGGTGAGTTTACTGAAGGTTTTGAGCAAAGAATAGGTGATGTTATACGCGTTATCTCATCAACTCAAGACTTTCCTTCTAATATTCAGAGTGAAGACCTTAATCAATTTCCTTGGGTGCAAGGATTAGCAGCAAAACCCCTATTTAGCGAAAACTTAAATAAAATAAATAATCTATATTCTAAAGGTCAAACAATATGGGGAGCTTGCATATCAACATTTCAGCCTGATGATAAAACACACGAGTTATTCCCAGTCATTATACCTATAACAAACAAAAGATGGTATGCAGCTGCTAATGACTATGAAAGAAAATTAGGTGGCATCGTTGCTCTTATTTATAGAAAAAAGCCAATGCACCCATATATTCAGATAAACAAGGACAGCTTAAATGCTGAATATCAAAATTATCAAAGAATATTCTCATCAGAACCACCTAAAACTGCGAAGGGACAAAACGAGCCATACTATAGAAATATAACATACACACCTCAGAGCGAAATGTTAAGAGAAAATCAAGAAGGGTTTATGAGTATTGATAGTGTCATAAACAATTCTAATGTTAAATTGCAAAACGAAGCTCCTGAAAAAGTAAAAGAATATTTTCCAGATTTAACTTATATGCCAGTTTTACCATTTAGAGATGTTATAGACTTTAATTTTTCTTATAACGAAAGTGTTAGAGTTAATGGTGTGCAAGTTATGCATCCTTATTCTCTAATTGACCCTAAAGCAGGTGATATATTAACTGAGCCTTATATTAACGTTTATGATGCAAGCCGTTATGGATTAAGATACTATCAAACTAACTATCCATTCCAGACTTTATCACCTAAAGAAAAAGGTGCAGTTAATGAAAGCAATTCAACAGCTGAACGTTTATATATGACAATGGGTGATGGCTCTAAATATGCTGAAGGCACATTAATAATATTTCTTGAGACAACTTACGCTATTAAACAAGGTTGCTGGATAGCTGTTAACTTCAGTGACAAAGCTAACACAGAGTTTATGAATGTTAAGTCAGATAGAATGAATTACTTTATATGTTATGTTAATCAAATAAGCTATGACCTTCAAACAGACCCAATTACAGGTAATATTCTTGCAAGGTCTATTATATCTTATTCAAGAGGCTCTTGGGGTGGCATTATACCTGAGCTTCCAGCATATAGAACTATTTCGTTCGAAGGAGAGCAAAAACAACAAGCTATTACATCAACAGTTGAAAAACGCCCAGTTTCACCTCGAAGACCACAACAACAGCCACAGACAAAAGTGCATCAAGCCACAGCGTCCACAGTAAGATTTCATTCTGATGAATGGGGTAGTTATGGCGACCCTGCAGCTTTAGAAAGAAGAAATGAAGCTTTCTTCTCAGCTTTTACAAATCTTCCAACAAATGCTGTTATATCAAAATCTTTTGACACAAAAACGGCAACTCAATATCTTGATTTAGACAATGATGGATTTTTCGAATGGTATCAACACGCCGATGGCAATTTTGTTTTCATACCTAAAGATAAACGACCAGCAGTCAAAGGATTTACACCTGCACCGTTTACAAAAATAGTAGGTGAAGGATTTATAACACCAATAACAGTAAATCAAACACCTTCAACTAATCCATCACAAACAAAAACAGTAGGACAGTAAAATGAAACAAGCACCACTATATGCATCTGTAGGACAACAAATAGGTGAAATATCAGACCCAGAAGTTGTTGTCGGACAAATAAAAAATATAGCGCCCAGAGCCACTGACTTAAAGCCTGTCATTTCAGTATTACTTAATGATGGCACTTTACATCATAACGTAGATGTTCTGTTTTGTGGTGGGACAAACGGCGCAGGATATGTCCATCAACCTTTAGAAATAGGTGGATATGTTTACTGTCTTAAAACATTTAGTAATGCACCGCTTGTTGCAATAGGAGGAGCTTTAAAGCCGGCTGAAATAGGATTTGAGCAAGGATTATCAGTTGCTGATGATAATAGTGATAGAAAATCATACAACGTAAGAGATTTAGTCTTATATAACGATGGCAATAAAATAAATTTAACTCACTTAAACGGCATAGTTATAGATAGCGAAAGAACTATTAGAATGCAATTAGGTGAAAATGCTGCATTAAGAGTAAGTAGATTTGGACAAACTCAAGATAATACGCTTGATGGGTCTGAGTTTATTGACAATCTGTTTGCTTATATAAAAGAATTAGAAGATAAAATAAATCAACATTCACAATGGATACAAAATGCAACTCCTATTGTTAATCAACAGTTTGTAGCAGCAGCAGGTGTGCATACAACTGCAGCAACAGCAGCAAGAGCATTACAGCCACCTAATGAGCCTTTAGCACAATTAGAAGATGCAAACGCTCGAGAAGATAATCAAGCTGCAGCTGATACATTAGCTTTAGGAGAAGGAGCAGGCACTGCTTTATCAACAACAACTGAAGTAGCTAAGGATTATGCAAGACAAGCACTAAATCCATACATTCAGACACCATTTAAAGGATAAACATAAAAGGAGTAATGATGTTTAGCACAAAGTCTCTAACAACTGGTAAAAAAATACCCGGAGCACGTAAAGAAATCCCAGGTTTTAATCGATTTGGTGCAGACCCTAACTCTTTTTGGGGACAGCTGCAAAGAATACCAGCTAAATACTATCTTGAAATAAGAAAAGGTGGTCAAGTTGATAGTGTCATATCTTTTCCTTACGACCCGTCAACTATGAATTATGCCAGACAAAATCCTCATAACGTTACATACACATTAGGTGGAGTAATAAGAGAAGCAAATACTATCAGGTCTCACGAAATAACATTCGAAGGACGAAGTGGTATTGCTCAACGTATATCATATACACGTGATGGAGGCATATCAAACTTAGTAGGTCTTGACGCATTTAAAGAATTTGATGAGTTTCTTAAACGATATACTGAGCTTTCTAATTTAGATTACGGCATTAGAAACAAACTTATTACTTCACCAGACGAATACGTTAAAAAGGTTACACAAACTGGTGCATCATCAAATTCTGTTCAAATGGTTGTCAGATGTATACAAGAAGACTTACATTTGTTCGTAGAGCCTATGAGATTTCAATATAGTAGAAATGCAGCAGCAAATAAACACGATATAGCATATCAATTAGTATTGAAAGCATATGATTATGCATATTCTTCAGCATATAGCAATAAAATATTAAATGCTTTAGATACAGCAGACGCTTATATTAATGCAGCAGCTGGAGCAATAGGCACAGTCTCTAACGTTATTGACAATGTATCTAATGACTATGTTAGTAGAGTAAGAAAACCTTTAAGAAGTGTTTCTTCTGCTATGAATAGGATTAAAGATATCCCGCAGACTGCAGGCTCTTTAGCAAGAAATGTTGCAGGTGTAGTATCAGACTTTAATAAAGCAGTTGAAGATGTTACATCTTTATATCCATCTTCTGAAGAGTTTAATCAGTATTTTGATGGTTTAAGCGAAGATGTAGTTTCATTATCATCAACTAAACATTCGTTAAGACAAACTGCACAAAGTATGTTAAATACTCCAGCGCTAACAGGTGATGACATATTAGATACAAGAACATCTCAATTTGTTGCATCATTAAGTGCATTACAAAATGATAGTCAAGTGCTAAGAGGATTTGTCCCAAGAGAATATTTTAACGAGAGACATACAGGTTCTGAATATAGACTGGGTGAATGGTTATCAAACGAAAGTAATCTTTCTTCTATTAATCAAAACGGTAATAATGGTAGTGGTGAAATAGATACACGTTTTACTATACCATATGAAATAAGTAAGTATGATGATTTAATACAAATCGCAACTAAAATTACAGGGACAGCAGCTAATGCAAGACTTTTACAAGACTTAAACGGCTGGAGAGATTTTAGAAGAAATGCACAAGGTGATTATCCTCAGCCCGGAGATAAGATTTTAATACCAAACAGTCTGCTTATTGAGAACAATCCTTTTCTTGCTGAAGGTGACTTAATAGGATTTGACATTAGAATGCCCTATAATGACGCTGTTTTAAACGATAGATTACAAGAAATAGAATTAATAAGTGGTATAGATAACGTTAAACAAGCAGTAAAGAATGCACTATTTACAGTAGCTGGAGAGCTCCCTGGATTTGAAACATATGGACTAAGAAATCTAAGTAGGATTAACGATAGCTCATATCTTGCAACACTAATAAGAGACTTATTGATATCAGACCCAAGAATATCGGATGCAAACAATATTATTATTGAGATTGAACAAAGCACTGTTAATGTAAGCTTAGACTTAAAAACAATTAATAATGAGACGTTTCCGCTTCGTGCTCCGTATCCTATTTAAAAAAAAATCAATAAAAAACGCTTAAAATGAATATATAATAAAGAACGACAGGAGAATTTATGCCACGTTTTACACCGAGATTGCCACTCCCAGTATTAAGGGATTTGTTGAGCAAAGTTGTAAATAGAACTGACTTAAACGATATAAACGTTGGGTCTTCTCTTTTTACACTTATGAATGCAATAGCACACGAAATTTCTAATACTGAAGGTCGTATGTTTAACTTGCGACAAAGTTATGCACTTGAAAATGCAAGTGGGTCCGATTTAGATGCTCGTGTTTCTGAATTGCCTCCTGTTGGCATTGCAAGAAAAAGAGGCACTTCAGCAAGTGGTAGTGTTTTGACTATCACAAGACTTGAAGCAGACCCAACAGCAAATCTAATAATACCAGCCGGCTCAACAGTAGCATCCTCAGAAGATGGCACAGTTTATACAATCACACAAGATGCCGTAATACTTGCAGGATTTACAGAAGTTGAAAACGTGAGCATTGTATGTAATGCCACAGGCTTAGTAGGTAATGCTGCAACTGGAGTTATTAATCAAATAATCAATATGCCCGGTGAGATATCAGAAGTTACTAACTCATCACCACTTGTTAATGGTATCGAAGAAGAAAGTGACCAAAGTCTTAGAGATAGAGCTATTCGTTATCTTAACTCTATGGGTAGAACATCAATTTCAGCTTTAGAGTTTTTAGCAACATCTTTTATTGATACAAATAATACAACTTTTCCGTTTGCAGCAGTTTATGAAGACCCAACTAAGCCAGGACTTTGCGAACTTATTGTTGACGACGGCACAGGAGAATACAACTCTAAGGGCAGAGGCTATGGAGTTTCTTTTAGAGCTCCTGAAGGTGGAGCAAACTTTGTTTCATTCGAAAGACCTGCAGTTAAAGACACATTTGACCACGAATTTGATTTTACAGTTGTTGACTCAAATGGCAACGAAAAAATAGACGCATTCGGTAATCCATTTAATTTCGAAGGCAAATATCAAGTTATACCTGAGAGAGGTATAATATTTTTTGATGATGGAGTATTAGAAGAAGGTGATGTATTTAGATTAGCACCATACGATGTCTATAAAGGATTTATTGCTGAGCTTCAAGAAGAGATTGAAGGCAATGTAAATAGAGGCAATATACTTCGAGGATGGAGAGCAGCTGGGACAAGAGTTAGAGTGGTGCCACCTGATGTTCAAGACTTAATATTTGATATTGTCATTCGTCCTATAAATCCTGGCAACGTAGATTTAAATGCATTGTTTGACCAAGTTAGAAATGAAGCTATTAATTTTGTTAATCAACTCTCTCCTGGGCAACCTTTCTATCCAGCTCAACTTGTAAGACAGCTTCTAAACACACAACCTATTATTTCAGCTAATATTTTAATTGCTGGACAAAGAGATGCTTGCGCATTATTAAATGACAGGTATCCTTCGTCAAACAGGGTCGTGTTTAGAACTAACGAAAACTTTATAACAGTTGATATAACTTAAACGGAGCTTAATAATGAAGAAAAAAATAAACTTTAGCGAATTGCAAAGATTTGACAAAGTAGATGCAAACGACTTACAAGAGCATATTTATGCTCAACTCGAAGAATATACTGGAGCACAGTATAAAAGCAGTCCTTATGGTCTTGCTGATATAAGTGGTCAGTTAGACACTGCCAGGTTTAGAGCTATGAATGGTCCTCTCACTATTATACAATATATTGGAGTTGACCAAGTAAATGATACTTATAGCATACAAACACCATTTTCAGTTGTTGAAAGAAATACAGGTGATATTATCACTTTTTCTCAAGAAGACATTGATTTGGGTTATGGTGTTATGCCACTTACTTCTGTCCAAGCATTTGTTGATGAAAATGCCGCAGACTTTAGACTTAATGATGTAAATTCAGTCTATACCTCTCTCGCTATTTTTGCTTATCCTGTTTCTGACCAAGAACGTGAAGACAGAGCATTCTTTGATGTAAATACAAATTCAACAGTGCAGCAAAATACAATTATTAGAAATAGAACAAGACTGCAGCCTTTTGTTGATATTTATGAAATAGGTGTTAATAAACAGGATGCTAATGGCAACTATCCCACATTCTTAGGTAAATGGGAGTTTGGTCGTATTGAAAGCTCTATGAGGACTGATAGTGGTGGAGGCAACTTTACACTTAATCCTGTTAGTGGATGGGCAACTCAAGCTGGATGGATTGCAAATTCAGTCTGGAACAGCATTTTATCTGATGAATTGAACGTAATGAATACAATCGTTCACTCTGATAGAGCTGTTGCTAATGCAGATAAATTACCTAATACAATCACAGAGCCGTTTTCATTAAGAAACACATCAAGTCGATTAGCTAAAAATGATATTAGATTAGCTTTTGACCATATTATAAGACTAATCAATAGAATACAGTGTGCTGGTCTTAACGACCCAGCTGATACTGATTTGGGTGTTAGAAATGATGTTAATATAGTTTATGATGCTTACGGTATCGAAACTGGAGTAAACAAAACTGTTACTAACGCTCTCGAAGCGGAGCACCCTCCTTATTCATTACGTGGTCTTAAAGCTGTTATTGATGCAAAAGAAGATAATACACTCCACTCAAGCAAAACATTTCAGTTTGAAAAATATGTTGCAACTGGATATCCTGACAATGTAGCAAGAACAGCTATTAAGATGACAACAAACTCAGGGTCCGGTAATGATTTTGATTTTACAATATTGCCAGACTTTTATGAACTATTTACATCCAGCTTGTCAATCACTGAGCCTCAAGGCGTTCAACCTGCAATGGATGTTGGCTCTGCAGGTGCAGAAACTGCGACTGGTAAAATTTTTAACACTTCAGGTCAAGGTATTTCTAATGCAGGACTTTACGAAGCAATGTTTAGAAGCCTTGTAATCTCATTACCTCCAGAATATCTTGGATATAAGATTACACATTTTTCTATTACAAAAACATTAACTTATCCTGACCATCCAGACGGGACATATTACTTTGAACAAGGGTCTGGTCATAGACAAATAACAGCTAATAGAGAATTTGTAGAAGCATTTGTTATCTTTGATGATGACAATGCAAGACCGGGCGCAACAACTGGATGGAGCACATCACAGTCATTATCGAATGCTAATATTGCGACTTCAATTGGACGGACTAATAATCAAGGTGTTAAAGTTAGTGCTCCTGGTATTAGATTACAAATGGGTCCAAGCGGCATATTTACATACGCATATCAATCGACAAACTTTAAGCCCGGATTTAATGTTTCGATTGGTCTGAAGAAAATAACTTAAGGAGATTAAATAGAAATGGCAATTACAGTTACGTTAAATAATAACGAATATACAGTCAGTCAAACAGACCTAAACTTTGAAGCAATATTAACAGGCACCGCGTCAGACACAGCTGAGCCAAATCGTGTGCCTGATAACTTTACATATTCTTGGTCTGTTGTTGACAAGCCTGTAGGTTCAAACTTTGCTCTGCCCAATAATGGTAGAACTGTTTCAGGATTTATGGATGTATGGGGCACAGTCAGAGTTTTCTGTATTGCCACAAATCCGGCAACTGGACTATCATCAGAGACAGACCCCCTTCTTGCACCTAATGAAGCTTTTTGTGATATCAAGGTAAGGCATAGCCCAACACTATTACAAAAGCCTGCTAAAAGTCAAAGAAACTGGCACGATGAATATTATGCATTAGTTGATTATGTAGCAAACTTAGATACAGCTGCTGATGTTAATAATGCATTCGGATTTAGCACTGCAGACCCAACAACAAGGACTTCTGGTATTGTAGAGTTAGCTGCTTCACAAGATGTTGCAAAAGCAAATGACTATGATGGAGTTACTTATACTCAAGCACAAATGGATGCTGGTCAAGGCCCATTCTATGCTCTTATACCATCACAACTAATTACAGCTATAAAAGACGCAGACAGCTTAGGTATCCCAGGTATTGATGTTAATGGTGAAAATCTAATGGCTAAAGCTGTTGAAGACCGTGCTCTTGTAATGCTTCAAAGACAAGATGCTGATATATTAGCTGATATTGAATATACAAGACAAATTAACGATGGAGATAGATTACGTTGGGATAACGCTAACTCTTATTGGAGACCTTACGACCACAGAAGATTTGATACTGGCATTATCTTAAACTCTGCAGATGAAGCATTTACTCCAACACAAAATACAGGTGATGTAGGTGAAATCTTATGGACTAAGCTCGACAATACTTATGCAAGAATGGGATATGATATTGAAGAGAATGAAATCCAAGTTGCAGACATAATAGCTTTCACTCCTCAGTCAAATAAAGGCATAGACTTAGGTGCAGAAAATAGAAGATGGAATGACCTATATCTAAGTGGAGAAAGCATAGATATGGAGAACGGTGTTATTTCTATAGCTTCTGGCGGTGTAATGAGTATCACTGCAAGTAGTGTTGCTAAAGAAGTGCCAAGTATTTTAGGGACTAAGGTGACAAACGGCTTCGTTAAATGGGATGGCACAAACTTTGTGACCGAAACAATTTCAGCTGCTAATGGAGATATTACTGAAGTAGTTGCTGGATTAGGTTTAACTGGAGGTGGCACTGCTGGCACTGTTACTTTAAACGTGTCAAACCTTGATACATCACATCTCAATGCTTCTGCTTTATTGACAAGCGGAGAAAGTTTTGTTGATAACGATGCATCTCTAATGAGTGCTGCTGCTATTAATGATTTAATTGAGAGTAAAGGTTATGTAACATCTGCAGGTGATATAACTTCAGTCGTTGCAGGCACAGGATTAACTGGCGGAGGGACAACTGGTGATGTTACATTAAACGTTAGCGGTCTAACTCTCACACAGTTTGCAAACAGTAGCGTTTTACTTTCTTCAGAAACTTTTGCAGATACAGACGACCAACTTATGACAGCAGCAGCTATTGCAGATTATGTTGCAGCAAATGGTGGGAGCGGGAGTAGCTCTTCAGGTAGTGCTGATGATATACAGTTAGCAGATGGCAGTGGTGGATTTACTGCAGCAAATTGGAATATCTCATCTAATCATTTACTCCCAGAAGTTACTGGCACATATGACGTAGGCTCTTCTAATAAACGTGTTAGAAAGCTTTGGGCTGAAGATGCTTCATTTGGTGACGATGTTTCTGTTGGTGATGCACTTACAGTAAGTGGCCAGATAATTTTACAAGATTTCTCTTCATTGAATGATAATGGCTCTGCAGGCACACTTAAGTTCTTAGCAGGAGATAACGGAGCTTCTTTATCAGGTAATATATTACTTAATACAGACGAAGTCCAAGTTCAAGCAACAACAGCTTCATCTGAGCCTAAACTTGCTCTTGTTGATAGTAGTGGAGATAAGTTAATCCTTACAACACAGTCTAAACAAGGTGCTGACCATACTATTGAGTTGCCATCTGGTGCTGGAGCTTCTGGTGATGTTATGGTCATTACAAGCACAAGCACTGGCGTATCAACAGTAGAGTTTGAGTCTCCAGTTGAGAAAATTATTTATTCAACACACGTTACACGAGAAGTTGCTGGTGAAGCTTCATTTACTGGTGGCAGTATGAATAGTTTTGCAGATGCATCACAAGCTTGCATTTATTGGGTCAAGAATACAACTGGTAATCCTATTACTCTTAATGCAACTCACGTATTCTGTGGTGAGATGAAGAATGTTTCTCTTGGGTTTAGTCTTTGTAAAGCTGCAAGTGATAGTGCTGCTATAGCAAATACTTGGACACAGGTAGGCACTTCATTTACACTAACAAACTCTTCAGGGAGTGATAATGTTTTAGGTCAAGCTGCATCAACAAGAACAACATCAACGACTATTAACAATGGTGAATATATTGGTCTATGTGTTACAGATATACCTCAATCTAACAGAAATGATAAGCGTATCGTTATTACTTTCGAATGTAGTCAAACAACATACTTTAGTTAATACGTAGATTAAATCCAGTTAATCCTTCTATAGTTTTATATGGGTTTAATCAAGACATCAAATAAAATAAAACAGACAACAAACAGGAGATAGTTAATGGCTGACATTATTAGTAATGGTAAAGAAATAGGATTTGGCTCTGCTAACTGGAGTGGTAATCCTCGAGACGCTGGCTTTGGTGCTCCTTGGCCATTGTCTGTAGGCAATAATGAGTTTTATCACAATTCTGAAGCAGGATTTGGGGACCCGTTTATATTACCCAAACTTCAGATTGACGACCCTAAAGACCCACCTCCTGGCAAATATCAAAACTTTAATAAATTAGCTGATAATGGTGGTGAGGTATTAAGAATATTTGGAAACCTTAATGGGATTAGAAGAATATTGCCTCAAGACCCAGGTGCAGGTGTGCCTTTAGGTCCATTTGTAGTTGAATTTTATCAATTAAACTTAGGATTGCAAGAAACTGGCGTAAAATATAAGGCAGAAAGTGCAATCCCAGGACTTAGACATAATTTATATTCAAATGCTGACCAGACAGAAATATTATTTACAACTCCTGTTTTACCTAAAGGCTCATATAACGTTAAAATAAGCCTGTCAGGTAGAGGTAGACCACAAGTTCTTAAGTCATATGAAGTTATAACTCGTCTTAGATTTGATAAAACAATGTCAATTAAGCATAATTTGCCTTCATATTGGGCACTTGGTGAGAAAACAGATGCATACGACGCAAGTGGAGGATATGTTAGAGGTCAAGATGGCACTTGGGATACACTAATTCAGTCAACAGGTGAGACTTTTAATAATCTATACAATAATGCATACACAGTAGTTACACAAACTTATACTCAAGAAAGCTCTAATAACCTATATGTCGAAACATCATTAGGATTTAATCCAGATGGTGGACGTTTAATAATCGGAAACGATGAATATGAATACTCAGGTGTAGGTAGAGATGCAACAGACGCAAACGTCCACTTTATTACAGGTGTTAAAAAACTTGTAAGAGGCAGTGGATTACATCCAAGACAACATCCGATTGAAAATCCAAAGATTTATAGTGGACTTGACCAGAATTTATTGCACGATGATATATTTGACCCTATTAAAAATGAATTAGCTCTTTCAGAAGGGCCTGATGAGCCTATAATCCAAACGGGTGAGAGAGTTTATTTAAGTCATTACAATTTCAGTGAGATTGATTTATTTTACAAGTTGATTAATACAGGATTTCAAAATCCCGGTCTGATAGTTAAAGAAAACTTTGAAAGAGCATATAACAGAGTAGAATACGGCGAAAGAGAGCTAATGAGAGTTATCTTTGAGTATTTCTATGAGATGTTTAGACAATTAAACTTTAAACCTAAGTTCAGCGATACACAACTAACGTTTAGAAAATTCGCAGACGAGATAGGTAATCCTGATAGATGGGGACTTGGTAATGAGTGGAGAACAGATGAAAGTTATCGTCCTGATGTAGGTGTTTTATATGACATTGGTGATAGTAGTTTAAATTGCTCACACGTCCAAAGACTTGTTAGAATATTTAATAAGTTTTATTTCATAAACAATAGATTTATAGACAATAGTGGCAATATGTCATATCAGATTGACCACGTCGGATGCACATACTGGAATGGTATGGATGAAGACTTAGCTCAAAGCCTTGAAGATTTAAATGTTGCTGAGTTAAATGGTAATGTTGAGATACTGCCTTGGATTATATTTAAAGACCACGGAGGACGTTTTCATATTAGATTTGAAAGAACGTGTTTTAGAGGATTTGATAGCTATTTAAATAGAGACTTCATTGAGTTTGATTTATTTATTAGTGGATTAAATGGTGAAGAAGAAATGGGCAATACACGTAATAGAAACTTAAACTTCTTAATAATGTGTGCTGCTAATATAGATGATAAAATTTATTTAAAACAAAGATGCGGAGATAATTTTGGGACTTATCTTAATCCTAATCAAAATCCGTCAAATGACACATATGTTCAAGTTACAAGGAATTTATTATGAGTGATACAAACAAAATGCCTTTGCAAAGTAAAAAGTTTTTAGCATACCTAATATCAGAAATAACAACTAAGGCAGGTATGTTTTATATGCTGATGCATTTACAATCAAAGTTAGACTATACTGAACTGGCTTTACTTATTGCAATGTTAGTATCATCTTCAGCCTTAACAGTAGGTTATGTTTTAGGTGTAGCAAGTCTCGAAAAATATTTAAGCAGTGCTGTAGAGATATTAGATAGGGACCACAATGAAAAAGAGAAAAAATAAACACTTAATACCACCTTCAGAAATAGCTCCACCATCTTGGGACCCAAGTAAAACTATTAGAGACTGGGACCCTGAAAATATTAGGTTTGACGATGAACCGACTGTTTGTGCATTATGTAGTAATATTGATTGCATATGCACAATTCAAATTTGTCCTTGTGGTCAACAAGCACCTAAATGTAAATGGCCTTCAGACGCTTGTCCTTGTCCGATTTGCGATGAGTTGATGAAAAACTGTGAATGCAATATAACTATAAAGGATGAATAAATAGTATGACTGCACCATTACCAGAAAATATAATTGAGGCTAAAATAGCTATTGTATTGACTGATATAATAGGTAGCACAAAGTTTGTTCAGAAAAATGGTTCAAGAGCTGCTGCTCAATGGTTTGGCATACACGATAGATTTGTTATGAATTTGATTGCAAGACATAACGGTCAGCTTATAGATGCTTCTGATGGGCATTTAATGTATTTTGGTAATGTTGTAGAAGCATTAGAGTTTGGATTTGAATATAAGAAAGTTTTAAGAACAAAAAAGTTTCCGTTTAGAAGCCGTGTAGGTATTCATTGGGACAAAATGTTAATAGTCAAATCTGCTGAACATATGGTCAGAGCGGGTGGTAAACGGATAAACTTAGAAGGCATTGGTAAGAATGTTGCTGCAAGAACAATGTCATTATGTGGTCCAGAGCAAATCTTATTATCTAAATCAGCATTTATGCAATATAAAAAGTTTGGACATAGAAGCAATTACATACCTAAAAAAGCGCAAACTGCATTAGTAGGTCTTTATAAATTTAAAGGTATATCAGAGCCAGAGCAACTATATGCTGCAGGATTAATAGAAGCACAATTACAACCTCCACCTGACAGTGAAAAAGCTAAGCGAATAGGTGGTAAGAAGAAAATAAGGACAAGACTAAGAAACAAGAATTTGCAAGAAAAGTTTTGGTGGTTTTTTTATAGATTAGGATTTCTTTCTTCAGCTTTCTGGCTATATATGTTATGGCCTTTTCTATCTAATGAAAGAGCAAAACGCTTATGGGACGTAGATTATTTAATTTTCAGACCATTTGAGTGGATAAACACAGCAGCAATATTTATATTTGAATTCGTGAAAGGATTTTTAAATGGTTGATAGCGGTCAAAAGCCTAAAGAAATAAGTCAAAAACAGTTTTCATCACAGGATAAAGCTAAAAAAGGCTGGTGGTTCTCTGTTTTCTTTATGTTGTTAGTTGTAGGATTAATAATGTTTCTATCCTTTGTAGAGATACAAGAGAAAAACAGGGACGTTCTGGTAGGTATGCTTGGTATGTTAACAGGTGCCATAAGTTCAATGCTGGCAATAGCTTCTGGACGAGACCCGTCTGAAGTTGAAGAGCTAAAAGATAAATTAGCAAAGTCTGATGGAGATAGAAATGCTCTAATAGCACGTTTAAGAGACAGTCAAATACAAATGCAACTGTTACGTGAGCAAATATTTGAACTCCAGAATGCTGTAATAAATAAACTATCAGTATTTCAAAATGAAAACCCTATTAAAACAAAAGATGTTAAACAAGTTATATTACATCCAGAAGTAGATGAATGGACACCTTTATCAGATAACGATAAATTTAAAAATAGATAGGACAACTCACCGTTTAGAGCATATTTATAAGTATGCAATAAACAAGGGAGAGTTAAAATGCATTTATTTGAAAAAAAATATCCACAAATTCATAAAACATTATATAATTATCAGAGAAAAAAATTAATCAACGTTATACACAAATATTACTTAAATGAAAGGTTTAAAACGTTATGAAGAAACTATTGAGTATTGTTCTTATTGTTATGTTATCTGTATTACCATTCGGATGTGATGATAAAGAAGAAAAAGAAGAATGTAAATGCGACAACTGTCCTTGTGAGCAAATCCGCGATGCAGAGCCAGAGATGGAGCAAGAAGCTGATATGGAGCAAGAAGAGCCAGAAGCTGATATGGGCCTGGACGAAGAACTCCCGGAGGACCCAGAAGAAGAAGCTCCTGGTGGTGCCGAAGAAGAAGATTTGGAGGCTGGAGACCAAGATGCATCTGACGAGGATTGTGAGTGCGAAGGTGAAGACTGCGCTTGTTAATATCAAAGATGAGATTAATAAACTATGTCAAATCATAGAAAACTCTAATCTATCAGATAAAGTCAAATCAGAAGCAACAGCTTTACTAAGATACAATATACTGAAAGAACATCAAATAAGACATTACAACGAAGGTTGTCGTCCAGATGGTCTAAATTAATACATATCAGTTATCAGATTAACGTCTGTTTAAATAACGCCGGCAGTATGATAAAACATATTCGTCGGCGTTTTAGTATTCTCTGCCAGCAAATACAAAAAAACCTCAACATTTCTGAAGAGGTCTTAGTGCATTTAACTTTAACAAACAAAAATATGAGTTTAACTAACTAATCAATCGCTCCCAACCTCCTCGTCCTGTTGTGGCTCAGGTCTTGGGACTAAATCTTGGATTGCTTCAAAAACAACCTTTGCGTCCTCCAATGAATATGCACCCTTCTTTTGAGCAACACCAGCTGCTGCAATAAGAATATTTACAGATTTAACTTGACTTTGTGTAAGTTGTAGGCCTTCAGACATTAATTCTCTCCTTGTGATTTTAAAATATCTTCTATAACTTCGTCTAATGACGATGATAACTTGTTTTCGTGTATTGAATAAGCTTTAGTAGGTAGCTTATCATCTATATTATTTAATATATTTTCTGCTGTTGTAAAACCTTTTATTACGTGTCGTCTTCTATCTATTTGACATACAAGTAAAAAAACGTCAGGTTGATTTTTCTTTTTACCTTTGTGAAGTGGATAAATTAGTTTAGAGTTTAAAGGCTTTTCTGTAGTCTTGATTTCAACTGTAAGCTCTTTGCCATCAAATACTATATCAGTATCAAACTTATCGTTTTCACCTTTAACATTCTCAACATTATGAAACTTTTCAAATGATGCATCATAACCATTTTTTCTTAGCCATTTAATAGCTGCCATTTCACCGCAAGCACCTAAAATATCTCTTTCTGAACCATTACAAGGTTTAGCTGAAAGTTTACGATTTTTAATCTTAGCTGCTCTATTGTTTTCGTATCTGCGAATACCAATCTCTTTAGCTCCTTCGACATCATAATGGTCTAATTCAATAATGAACTCACCATAACGGTCAGAATTTTGCCAAGTCTCCCACAAATACTCTTTGATTTGCTTATGCTTTTCTTCGATTAGAGTTGTCATATTATTCACCTTAACAAATCTTCATTTCATCATCGATGCCGTGATAAAGCTTATCAGCCCAAGGTGCTGGGTCCCATTTTTGCACAGAAAAGTTGTGATGACCAAGAATTGAGTATTGTTGTTTTACATCTTCGATTTTATAAACTTCTTCATCAGTGCAAACAGGTTTGTGGTCTAAATCTAAAACACTTCGTAGAGCAACCAAAAACTCTCTGCTAAAATCAGCAAGTTGTGGGTCAATATCAACTATATCACCCTTAGGTCCTCGTGATGAAGGATTTTTAATAATCTCTGCACCTTTATACCAAGACTTAGTTCTTTCAAAGTATTTCTTTTGAGGATGCTGACAAATATCAACACCAACTGATTGTTTATTAGCTTTGCCTGCGTGATAAGCAACTTGTGCTGTGTCTAAGCATTGTAATACCTCAAGCTCTTTAGATTTAGGATTAAATCCAACTAAGAAATGTGAAGAAGTATGAGCATACTTAGGATTGAAGAATACCTGATAACAATGTGGAGCATTAAGACCTCCCCAATGCACGACAATATTGTCAATGTTATTCTTTCTGTAATACCAGTTTTTACTCCCATCAGGCAATTCGTGTAATGAATATTGATGATTAATCTTGCCACTGAAATTGATTGGGACTAATTTACCATTATGTGAAATAACAGGTTTGCCATAATATTCTTCAGCAGCTCTTAAAGTATTAGGTCCAGCAATACCATCGACTGCAACGCCTATTTCAGATTGGAGTAGTTTAACATATGTTTTATTGTCGTTTAGATGTTCAAGCATTAACTTCTTCTTTCTTGTTGTTCTATACTAATTATCAAGTATATATGTTTTTTTTAAAATATTTTATATTTAAGTTTAAAAAAATATAAAAATAATTATAGATTAGCTTTTTGATGTAGGAGACATACATAATATATAAAAAGTTAAGCTAATTTATAATTTTTTGTAAAAAAAGTTTTTATAATCAAAAATAATTAATAAATTATTATAAATTTATCGGTTGCTTCATATATTAGATATGTAACAATTAGCTAAGTTAGGAGACAAAATACTATGCTATATCACGAATTAAACCTTAAAGATAGATTAAACTATAACATTAATAACATTGATGACTGCATCATTAGAAAAGCTTCTTCTATTAAAGAAAGAAGTAAGAAAGATAATATGATGCTTGAGAAACTTAAAGCTTTACACGGACCTTTACCTGAAGGTGACTGGAGAGCTTGGAATATTTGTGGCACAACTGCAAGACAAAAATGTTCATCAGACTATTGCACTAAGGTAGAACATTGGTTCTTATATAATTCAGATAGTGCTGAAGAGAAGCAACAGTTAAGAGATTTAAAAAAAGAAGGTATTATCAGAGATTTACCAACTGGTCAAAAAAGATTTCTCACTAACAAGAAAAATGGCACACATAACTTTCATCAGAAGGCACAATGTCCAGGATGTGGTCGTCAAATTATGTCTGTTGCTTTTCAAAAACATATTAATTCTTGTCAAGAATATAAAGAGCTAATGAACATAGAAGAAAAACATCAACATATTCTTCAGAGATTTGATACTGCTGATACAAATAAGATTATCATTACTCTATTAGATAAATCAATTTCAGAGTTCTTAGGTAAGTCATTTAGAAACAGAAAAGAATATGTTGAGAAATATAAGACACAATATATTAGGATGATTGAGAGCAAACTAAATGATACAGACCAAGATATCGAAAATAAAAACGCTAAGATTAATCGTCTTGAGAATAATAATATTAATCTAACAAATCGCATTAAGCAGTTAGAAAATAAACTCAATAATATAAACAATCTTATATCAGGCAACGTTGAGATTAACGCCAGTTAAAACGAAATACAATTTACTATAAAATATACATTAAACAAATAAAAATAAAACGAGGATTAAATATGAACAACGAAAAAACATTAGATGACTTATTTGCAGAATTAGACAATGATACAAATTCTATGGCTGAACAATGGAAGAGAGAACAAGAACAAAGAGAACTTGAGAAAGCAGCATATGAAGCTTTGATGAAGTCTAAAGAGCCTAAGCCTTTTATTTTAGGACAAGATAAGATTTCTATTAGAACAACTTCTTGGTGTTATGATACTTGTGGTAGAATGACAGTTGACTTTAATGCAGTAGCAAGAGACGATGATTTTGTTTATTTCTGGCATATTGATAAAGTAGAATGGCATCAATCTGAAGAAGGAGGCATAGGTCATCCAAATCCATTCTTTAAATTACCTATCAGCAAGGATAACTCAAACTGGTGTGAAGAAAGTGAATTTATTTGGGCAGATGAAAGCGAATGGTTTGAAATCAGTCATATTTTACTAAAGAATGCTGTTTTACCAGAAACAGAACATTTTGAATATCTATTTGATTATGTCAACAACTAATCCATAGACTTTAAATCGTGTGGCATACAGTTATAAATAGTATGACCACTTAAAACATTAACGGCAATTACTTTTTTAGTATTTTTGCCTTTTTTTGTTTGCGCATAAACTATTTCTAAAATAATTACAGGAAAGATTTCACCATCTAAGTCTTGTATATATAAAAGCTCTGCAACTTTAGGCAAACGTCTAAGTTTAGGAAGCTTATCAGGAATACGATAACTTTTTTGGCGCTTTCTCATTAGTCAACATCTAAGATGTCTTCAAAATCTTCATCTATTGTTGAATAAACTGGATTTTTAAGCTTCTTGTTGTCATTTAAATCTTTATATTTTTTAGGGACATCTTTATAACCATCATCTGCGTCAATTTGCTTTAAGACTGATAGTATGTCCGGAGCTTTATGTTCTTTTTGATTATCATCCCAAACAGATACAGTCTTGCAGAGATAACCTATAGCGTGCATATCTTCAATATTTAAACTTTTTTTCTGGCCACGATACCAATGAGTAATAGGCACAATAAAAAACATAGGCTCATCATTACTATCAGTAAGTGAAACTAAAACTAATCCACACTTACCTAACTTCTCCATACGAATTAGTTGTTCTTTTTGATGGTGAGATAGAGCAGATTTATTTATACTTTTACGTTGTCTGCTTTTAGCTTCTATCATACCACCTTCAACCCAAGCAAAAGTTTTAGTAGAGCAAAAGAATGTAAAATCACAAGGACTAACTCCAGTTGTAAATGCTGTAAGTCTGCCACCACGTCCTCGAGCCTTTTGCATTGCGTCGTGATTTCTATATAACTCTATCTCAAAGTTATCATCTTCTATCAGTTGTCTGCCATATGCTTCAACTGCCTTTTCGAGCGTGAGACCATTTTTGTGAGCCCTTCGGCCACTTTTCTTCATATTTTCTTTATTAGCAGTCAACGAGCTTCTAACTGTATGTGCTAAACCTTTTTGTGTTTTTCTTACCATAATACTTATCCTTTGTTATATTTAATATTAGGAGGATTGAAAAATGCTTGATGCATATATTATAGAACAAATCAGAGAGAGACAAAGAAATAATCCAGAACAACGTCCGTTTTTAGAGTTACCTGTCCCTCAACCAATACCAAAAGAGCCGGAAGAAGATAAAACAGAGGCTAAACGTGTTATAATAATCGACACTGTTGATAGGGACCCTGAAGATGATATTGGGATTGTGATTGATTTATAAAATTTGTTTTTGTGTGCTATCTATTTCGACACCGTCTAATCCGATAATGCCACTGCCTTTTTTATAGTTTGTTAAACACAATTCATCACCTTCATAAGGTATCGCTAACATACCAAACATTGTATATTCTTCACGAGTAATATACCAACGGCCTTCTTCTTTTAGGTCAAATCCATATTCGTCAAGATTTTTGTCAAAAACATTTTTTAAATGAAACATCAAAGCAGGATGTGTTTCTAATACAATCCCGACAGCATCTCTATGCTCTTGCTCCATATTATTTAAACGTCTTTCAAACCAAGGATATGCATCTAAAAAGTTGCTTATTGTTTCTTCAAGTAAATCTTCGTTTTTGTCTTTAATAATTTTTGTCATAAATTCTCTCCTTTAATAATATATATAACTAAAACTTTAAAAAGGTATTAAAAATGAAATATAAAAATTCTGATGCTGTTGCTATAAGTATAGCTTGTTTTTACTTTATGTGCTTTTTATTGCCACATTTGTAATAAAAGATTTCAAAACATCTTATATGTATATATGGCTAAGCTGACAAACACGGCCACACACTCTTAAACAGGGCATTTAGTGCTTACGGGAATTTCGCAACTCCTGAATATATACAGGGGCTATGGATTGTCAGCTTAGCCTTTTTTTGTATTCTTTTTACGAGCGTCTTAGTATTCATAACTTATAAAATATAAAAAAATATTAGATATTACTATCAAAAAGTAATATAAGTGATATTTAGTATATATTATAGGTTATATTATATGAACGAAATATTTGTCAAATCACTTGAAGATGGTAGATATGCTGTAAGAATTGTAGATGTATTTAGAAGATTTGTAGCAGCTAAAGAAAAGTTCTGTATTAAAATAGAAGTTATTACAGATTTAAATGATTATTGTTATCCAATGGAAGAATTTACAATAGTCTTAGACCTGATAGATGACTTTAAGAGTATTAAATGGTTTTTCTATCATTGTCCTCCAATGCTTAATAAAGAACAAATCTTCAGCACACCAACAAAACGTAGTGCAGCATATGACCAAGTAAGAGGTCTGAAGGTATTAAAGGGTCAATATAGTTTCTATAACATCGATGAATATTGTTATTCGCACCAATTAATGTCAGATGACGAAAAGATTAAACCGTTTTAAGGAGTAAATATGAACGCAAAAGAAATGTATAACAAACACGATAAACAAGGTAAAGCACCGGGACAATGGCTTGCTCTTAAAGAAACAAAGAAGCTGCTTGATAAAGACCACGATGCTTTATATTTTAATAAAGTAAAAGATGAGTATGTATTCTCTGAACAATTACTAAGTGCTTATGAAGAACACCTAAAAAATAACAGTAATACCATTGATAGGCAGTTAACAGAAAAAGCGGAGCCATCTTCTTCTAAAAATAATAATAATACCAATGATAGGCAGTTAACGTGGGAAGAACAAGTCTATTCTCAATTTAAATCTGAATTGGGTGATGACTTATTTAAAGACTTATTTAATAAAACGACAGAAACAATACTTGGTATCACTGTTTCAAAACTATATAAAGACTATGGTGTTAAAGATGTATGGAAAGAAAGCTCAACAGAGTTAAAACAAGTATATTCTGCATTCTTTTGTATGCTGCTCGTAGAACTAAGATGTTATAAAAAGAAAATAACACCTATCATATTGAGAAGATGGTTAAGCATACACGGTGAAGTTTTACATACATCTAAGATTATCAGCAGAACAAAGGTTCTATTCGAAGGTGAAGACTATAAAGTAATGTTTAATAATAGACTAACATTAAGTAAGGTGAAGAAATGAGACAAGATGAACTAATGCTCTCATTCGCAGAAATTACTGCTATTATTAATAGAGCTAATGCAGACTTAGAAGAGTTTTGCTTACAAAATAAAATCACAAGAGGTAGAGATTTAAGAAGACAACTTCGTGAAATGCGTGAAGCTTGCACAACAACTCTAAAAAAATCTTTACAATACGAAAAAGATTTGAGACAGACCAAAAGGAAGAAGAAATGAATTTAGACACAGCACAAGAAATTGTATTACTCCTGCTCAAGAATGAAAAAGCACAAAGAGCAATGATATTATTCTTAGCAATCACATTATCAGTCATTGGTGGATATAATCTAAAATCTGTCGATAAGTCTGTAATATGTGAAGGCGAAGAAGCAACTATTGTTTCACAACAAAAAAAGCTCGGAGAGAAAGATGCTCTTCGTGTTAAACAATTAAGAGAACAAAGAGATGCAGATAGACTTACTTGCGAAGAAGAAATTGAAAGCGCAAAACAACAACAAATGGCAGCAAACGACTTCTTGCAATGCTCAGACGTCTGCGCACTCATAGGTCAATGTAGAGAGGCAGGTCGTTGCGATGATTTCTAAAATAATGTCTGTTTTACTTTCTCTAACTTTATGTATAAACACAGTAGCAGCGCAAGAAATAAAAACAGAGAATAACTTTGATTTATCTGAAGCACCAATGGTATGGTCACCCCAGAAGAAAAAACTAAAGGTCGGTGATTTAGAGCTGACAGTATGGATTATGCCAAGACCAAATCTTATTGCTCCTATTGCAGGCTATTTAGTCTATAGGTCAGATTTAGGCCAGATGAAAGAAAGATTAGATAACTTACAAAAAAGAATAGACCTTTCTATTAAGTCTGAAAGAGCTGCTTGTGATTTACAATTAGTGCAGAAAGATAAAGATTGTGCTGATATAAATAAAGAGTTAAGAGATAAATTAACAGAACGTAAAAACACTATAGACGATTTAAATTCGAGACTTGGTAAAGAAGAAAATCTTAATAAAGCTCTTATGTGGGTAAGCGGAGCAGTTATACTATCACTTACAGGCACATTAGTTGCTATTTCAGTAAAATAAAATTATACATTACTAAAAAGGTGTCTATAGTATCTTTACCTGAACTCCTAATCCTAATTTTCAGCTTTAAGTTATTCTTATAATAAGATGTTATGTTATGTCATCTTTCTTAAAGTTCTGATGAAGGTTTGGTAGATTTAAGTATTCTAACTTGCACAACGCAGAGAAGCCGAGGCCTGAACAACCTCGGTTTTTTTGTATTCGCTTTTCGATAGCTCAAAAGGCACTCCAAAAACTTTTTTTATTTTTTTTTGTAAAAATTGAGATGTTTCTCAAGTTGTAGTATATATAGTAATAGGAACCAAAAAAACTAAACTAAAGAAAATAAACAACGGTTCTTAAGGAGAAACAAAATGGCATCTAAAGCTAACAAGACATCAAAAATTTTATTCGGCTCTTCATCAAACAACATTGCAAAGTTTTTCAATGGACGAGCACTATGTGATACAACTATCTCGGCACTCTTTGACCAATACATTTCTGAGGACAACAAGATACACTGCGTTTACAAAGTAATCGACCGCACTAATGGCTTTGAATACTGGGGAAAGATTAACACAGCATCATTCTCCAAATTCAGAAAATATGTTGGAAGCGGCACTCTTCTTCGTTATATGGTTGCTCAAAAAGGCATTCATAACTTCGAGCAGCACTTTATGTCTTTCTATGAAACACGTGATGAGACTGAAATCGCAGAGAGACAAATTGTAGATGAAACATATCTTAAAATGGCTGACACTTATAATATGGCTGTAGGGGGAACAAATCATTTTAAGGAGCCTAAGAAAATGTTTCACTGCAAAAACACCGGCAAGACTTTTAAATGTAATCATAACGCATTAGAGAGAATACTAAGCACATTTGATAACTTCGCTAAAGGTATATCAGCTCAAGACATCCTAAACTCACACTGGATGAACGGCACGCTGAAGAATGTTGTAGAAAAACAAAAATTCACAACAGTATGGAAAGACACATTAGGACAATACGAAGAACTCCAAGTCCCAACATCTAATCTTATTCAGTATCTTAATAAAGGCTATGAGATAAAGAGCACTAAACTATGGATACACATCCCAAACCAAAGCATCTATCGCAGAGGACAAAACTGGAAGCAGATACAAAGTAATACAGAAAACGTAATGCACTATATTCAACAAGGCTTCATAGCAGGAAGACCACCTCGTATGGAAGGCGCAATTATCGACAGCAACTGGAAAGCAAACAAGATGAAGACAAACAAAAGAAATAAAAAGCCTTTACAAACTCAAACCGCATAATAAACTAACAATATTGCTTTTAGCAAGTCCTTTCTTTGAACTAAGCCCAGACTTAAAACCTCTGGGCTTTTTTTTATTTACAATTCGATAGCTGTAAAGATACTCACTCAGAGTATATATCTATCGTAGATAGATATGGCTCACACGCTGCTCTATTTATTTAACAATTATTTTACAGTTTTTATATAATTTCTTCATATTGAATATATTTATTAAAGAGGAACACATAATGAGTAATAAAATTAAAGTAGCTGAAAATTTAGAAACAGACGCTAAACCTTTAGAGGCAGCAAGTAAGATTTCTAAAGTAGCTAAAAGCGAAATCATTAAAAAAGAAGATTACGTTTCACCTTTACAACATCCAGACAAAGTCCATTCATTTATCAGGGATTGCGAAGTGCCATCTCAAACTAAAGGACCATTCTCACGTGGAGATAAAGAAAGATGGAAAAATGTAGTAGAAACACTATTAGTAAGGGGAGTAAAAAGCAGCAGAAAGATAGGAGATATCTGTGGATTAACGCACGTTACTGCGAATAAGTTTATCCAAGAGATTAAAGAAGAATGGCAAAGCGATTTAACTCCTAACAAAGTAAACGTTAGAAGAGAACAGCTATACGGAGAGAATGAGAGAATAGCAGACTTCTGCTGGCAGCTTATTCAAATAGACCCATTAGCAAAAGAAGTCCCATCTTATCTGAAAATTATAGGCGATACTAATACGCGTAGAAGTAGATTAGTAGGAGCAGAACAAATCACATTAGCTGTAGGGCAGATTGAGACTCATAATATTGATACTAAACAAATACAAGTTCAGGCAGCAGCAAAGTTAGGCGTTAGCGTAAATTCTCTTAAAGAGTTAGGAGATACACTTGCCACTAAAATGTTGCCCAGTCTAAGTGAAGACACAGAAGAAGAGAAAGAAAATGAAAAGCAACAGGAAATTGACAGTAAAAACGCAAGTGAAGATACAAACGCCAACTGAAGTTAAGATTATTACAGAGGGAGGCGAAGTAATGCCACACTGGTGCGAAACGCCAGAAGACTTAGAAGCAACTCTATCTATAGCGCAATCTTGCGGATGGAGAGTTAAACATAACAATAGATTTATACAAGGAGAGTAAAAATGAATGACGACTTATCAACATACGCTTGGGTAGCACTATTTACGGGGAGAATATAATGGCACTTTATAATCAAATCTGTAATAACGAAGAATGTGAAATGACAATATTTCAGGATAGACGTAAGATGTCTGAAATAGATGAAGAAATATGTTGCCCGCTTTGTAATAAAGTAGCACCTCGGACTATGCACCTCCCAGCATTTCATTTAAAAGGTGGCGTGTGGTTTAAAAACGGCTATGGGACAACAGACGCAAAAGGTCGACCTATGGCACCCGCTAAATCCACAACATCCTATACATCCTCTTCAGCAAGCAAAACGCATAAAAAATAATGGCTATCTGTCTCCACATCGACGGACACTTATTAGGATGTATCAGCATAAAACTGAAAATTAATCCTTTTATGTTTGATTTGTGGGGAGACACTTACACTATTTATATGCATCCTAAGTGGATAGGCATAGCACATAACGTGCAATCAATTACAATCACAAGGAGACAAAATAATAACGGTGTATATGATTATTGCTGCAGCTGCAAATAGTTTTGTAAATTGTATCTAAGTATGATACTATATAAATAACAAAAAAAATTAAAAATATTTTAACAAAATGTGGTTTTTTACTATGTTATTAGATATATAGATATATACAAACAATAAGTTGAGCAACAAAAAAAATGAGAATAACAACACACGAAGAATTGGTAGGTAGATTAAAAGAGTTAGGTGGATATACACGTAAGCCACGCAAACAAGCAATCGATACATTTTACATTATTAAGCACGTAGCAACTATGCACAAAGACCTTGATAATGATATCGATATGTTTGTCAGCACAACCCATTTACAAAATATGGGTATTCACCGAACAACCTATCAACGTGTTTTCTCATATGCTTTAGAGTTTGCTAATACAGAGTGGGAATGGGTAAAAGGTAAATGTCGGACAATTAAAAGATGGACACCCGGATTTAAGACTTTACTTGATGATGCAAAAGATTTGGCTGTGCCAGAAGAGCTAATTAAAAACTATTCACACTCAACAACACCGTTAGAAAACGCAGAAGAACTTCGTAAGATTACAGGTAATCTATTACAAGATTATTATACAGGCACAACAGCTTCACCTTTTAGACTATATAATCCATTACAAGCTAAGAAAAAAGCAGAACGTGAAAAACTATTTGAAGGATACACAGAGTATGATTTAAAATCAGCATTCACAACAGTAGCTTTTCACCAATTAGGAATGAAAGACTGCGACTTAGAAATGGCTTGGGCACTTCATCCTGAAAATAAAGACGTTTTGATTGACCGCATTAAGTCAGACTTTAAATGTGATGATGCTATGGCAAAGAAATATCGTTGCTATCTTACAGCAAAAAAAGAAAACTTCTTTGGAGTTAAATGGTTTGATAAACTTCACTTCGAGATTGAGAGAAGAGTTAAAGCACAATACACTTCAGTTGAATATAACGGTAAAACAGTAAAAATCAATACACCACATAAATTCTTTACTTATCACGAGCAACAGATTATGTCTCTGTTAAAAGAAAAGTGTGATACCATTTTATCTATCCACGATGGACTAATAAGTAAAACAGATACAAAAATAACATCAATAACATATAACGGGAATAGCTATCCTGTAGAAATGAGAGCACTATAATGACAATGCCTATTTTTATGTGTAAAGGCGGAGAGCTAATCACTTGGAAGATTAAAGGCTCAAAAGACAAACCTAAAACTTCTATATTTATCAGCCACGATTTCGACTCTAAAAGAGGTGGAATGGTTTGGGAGATTATGACTGACGGAGTTGTAGAAAAGTGGAGTAGCAGCAGAGTTAAACTTATTAAAGTTGTTGCAGATTACTTAGACGAGAACGGAGAAATGCTATGAGTTGC